TGCCGAAATCTCTGGCGTACTTGTCTCCGTGGAGCCAAGTCAGTGTGCCAAGGTCCCTTCCCATGATACGCAGTTCTTCTGCCTTGTGTCTCCATTCGATGTTCTTGAATCCCAACTCCGCCAACCTATCGTAGGTCTTGGCGCCTACGGCGAGGACCTTTTGGTCCAGCAGTGGTTCCAGTTCGTGTTGGTAATGTTTGATTGATTCTATGTGAGTGATGATTAAGCCTTGCGGCGTGGCGGGATCGTGATCCACTGTATAAGTCTTCATACAGGGGAGCCACACGTCATCCTCATTCAACTCATTGGGGCGAGTTATTTGTGTGTATACTATCATACAGGATTATTTAGAACAGTTGGTTGTGTCATTAAAACAGCATATTTGCTTTTTGATGTCGGTATGGTATGATATTTCTACACTTTATATTATGTGCAATATACGTTAAAAGAACGGTTGTCCTGTTTTTTTGGCTGTGTCCAAGTTTTCTTTTATCACTTTCGCCATCACTTGTCTGTCTTCGTGTGATGTGCCGAACAGTTCGTCCAGTGTGACGCCGCCACGCATGAACCATGCTATCTTGTACAGTTCTGCTTTGAAGTTTTTGATTTCGTTGTCCATTTCTTTGGACATCTTTAAGATCTCAGATGTGTCGAGAGTCGCTATCTTTATCCGAAAAAATTTGCTGAGTCAAATGCAACTGGAACTGTGTATTCAGCAGGTGCACCTCCCTTAACTTCCTCTTCCGTGGAAATAACTTTCTGTGGAGCAAGTTGGAATGCTTTTCTATTTTCTTCTAGATGGTCCATTATTGCTTTGAAAAATGCTTTACTTGTATTGTCTATGAAATCTTTTATCATGCCTTTGTCTGTAACAGTTTCGCCATCTACTCTGATTGATCTAATAGTCTGTGAAACCATGCCAACATTTAGTTCAGTAAGTTTTGTGAAACTTTTTTGGAACTCTCTGATCTTTTCTTCGTCTGTTAATTCTGTATCATTTATGACACTTTGCAATCTTGCTTGTTCAAACTGTTTAAGAGCACTTGCAGTGAACTCTGCATAACTCAAAGGTCTTGTTTTAATTTCCATATTTTCATATAGGAAAGTGTCTTTGTAAGTTGCTCCAAGTATTGTTGTTAAAGTTTCTTGTAAATTTAATTCTAAATCTTTTTCAATTTTTGTGCCGGGCACTGTGACTGGCAAAGTCATGCTTTCACCATATGTAGCCATTCTGATTGCAATCAGAGCCGCATCACAATCTATGGAAGGCATTGCCCAAGCATTTTTAATTTGTGGTATACAACTTTGTATTACCTGCACAGTTGCTTCGCCGTTTAATAATGCATCTGGAGTTTTGAACAGCATTTCGTCTTTAGCAGTCATAGGATACACAGCAATCTCTTTGGATTCTGGTACTTCTATTGTGCCTTCAGGATAAAATTCATATTTGCTAGGCAGTGTCACAAACTGTTTAGGTTGTCTGTAATACTTCTTAAGCGGGTTACTAGGTGTCTTTATTTGTTCGTTTGACATTTTTACTCCAATAAATACATATAAAGTTAATTGTTATATGCGTATATTTAGTGGAGTGAATAAACTGCGTACTTAATGATTGGCATTAAATACATTTTGGTACCACATGGCAATAGACGAAAGATTACTTGAAAAACTTATGGACGGCGTCGACGCGAAGGGCGGGATAGCCTCCGAACAGACTTTACAAGAGTTAAAAGACGTATTGTCCGGTAGAACGAGTACCGGATTCGGAAAAGTCATTAAAGATGTTGCTAAAGGGGGAGGCGGCATGGGCGGAATGTTTAAACGTCTAGCCGTTGCAATTACCGATGTCCAAGATGAGGGCGAATTTTTAAAGGACAGTTTCGAAGCAATTAAAATATCCACAAGAGCCGCGGCAGGCGGAATGGAAGGCATGACTGCCGGACTTTATGAACTGGGTGATTTGGCTGGAGGCATAACAGGTAAATTAATAACTGGATTAGCAATGGCTTCGGAAGTTATTGGTGCTAACGTAACAGCATTTAGAAATTTGTCAAACGTTGGAGCCAATGCAACACTTGATTTGGAAAGATTAAGAGAAGCATCAGGAAGAACAGGAATAGACTTAGACACACTAGTTGGCGAAACTGTAAGACTATCTAAAGAGTTTGCACAATTAACTGGATCACCTGCAACCGGTGTTAATAGATTTTTCAACATTCTCGAATCCTTCAACCAAGGTGACTTTAGAAGAGATTTCCAAGCACTAGGTTTAACAACAGCGGATCTTGCCGAGCAGACTGGAACCTATCTAGAAATACAAACTAGATTAGGAAGAGCACAAAGCATGACACAAGGACAGTTGAATACTGGAGCAAGTAATTTTATCCTGCAATTAGATGAACTTGCAAGATTGACCGGACAACAGAAAAGTGAATTACAGGCAGAATTGAGAACGCAGGCATTGGATAGAAGAATTCGATTGACTGGTAACCAAGAAATGCAATCAAGTATTGCCAGGGTAGCCGCGTTTGCACCGGAACTGCGTGACAGTTTTGTAAACATAATTGGTACAGGGTTTCCAAGAACAATGGAAGAGATAGGTATCTTCAGTAAGGCTGGAGTTGGAGAAGCCGTTCAAGCAATCAGAGACGGAGTACCTGGAGCATCGGATCAATTAGTGGCGGCACTACAAAGAGCGTCTATGGAAACTGCCAACATGAGTGCAGAGGAAAGAAAAAGATTACAAACACTAGTAAACACAACTGATGGATTCTTTAATGCCGACGTTGCTTTAATTGGATTCCAAAAAGCGACACAAGAGCAAACAGAAACAATTAGGAAACAACAAGAGTTTCAGAAGTCACAAGAAAGTAATTTAATAAATTTAGACAGAGCGTCTGAAAGACTACGTACAGCATTCTTATCGTTAGTATCACAATTCACTCCAGTGTTTGATGTTATTGCGGCAGGCTTAGAAAAATTTGCTACTATATTAACAAATATTTCTGTAGGTTTGCAAAATAAATTTGAAGGACTAGGAGACAGCACAGCAAAACTTATTGCCGCTTTCGCAGTTTTAACAACAGGAGTTCTTGCAGTCAAAGGTGGAAAAGCATTAATAGGTGCAGGTAAAAGTTTATTTGGTGGAGGCGCACAAACAAATCCATTACAGAACGTTGCACCAGGAACAGGTGGAATGTTAGGTGGACTAGGTATGGGACTGAAAGGTTTCGCTGGTGGTTTGAGAGCATTCGCTAATCCGATGGTAGTGTTAGGTGCAGGTGCATTAGGTGCCTCGATAACATTAGTTGGAGCAGGTATCGCCGGTGCAACATACTTGATGGGCGGTGCATTAGAAAAATTTGGAGAAGGTCTAAAGAGCATAGGTGAAGTTGATGGCAAGAACTTAATGGAAGTTGCCAAAGGTTCAACAGCACTTGCAGGAGCAATGGTGGCTTTGGCAGGCGGAGGTACCGTTTCAGCAGTAACAGGCTTCTTTGGTAAACTTTTAGGTGGCGGAACAGATAATTTTGCCAAAAACATCAATAATATGCTAGATAATCTTGACAAAAACAAAATAGATATGTATGCTACAAGTATTAACAATCTTGGAGAATCTATGCAATCACTTTCTTCTGGAATGCAAACGGTGACAACTGGAGCCGCAAAGGGAACAGGAGATAAATTGGATCAGTTAAATAGTACAATGGAGCAGATTTTAATGGTGATGAGTGAAAATACTAGATATGCTCTTAAAACATCACGGTCATCTACAGAGGTAGCAGAAGCAGTATAATGAGTTGGAAAAAATTTTTTAGTGAAGTGCCGGTACAAGGCGCAACAGACGGAACATATTCAGCAATGGGCGGAGCCGCTACAGGCAAACCAGGTCCAGCAAAAACAAACTATTCATCATATCTTCCAGATGTGTACAGCGGTGCACCAAACAGGATAGAAAGATATGGACAATACAATGTGATGGACATGGACAGTGAGGTGAATGCCGCACTAGACATACTTGCAGAATTTTGCACACAGAACAATTCACAGAACGACACTCCATTCAAGTTCGGATACAAACAAAAAGCAACAAACACTGAAGTACAGATACTAGAACAGTATCTTCACCAATGGTGCAAGTTGAATGATTTCAACAAACGTATCTTTAAGGTTATGCGTAACGTATTCAAGTTTGGTGATGCTTTCTTTATTAGAGATCCTGAAACTAAAAAATTGTTTCATGTTGATCCAGCAAAAGTTTCTAAAATTATAGTTAATGAAAGCACAGGAAAGACTCCTGAGCAATATGTTATTAGAGACATCAACTTTAATTTTAGAAGTTTAGTAGCAACAACTCCTTTTCAAACAACAGGTAACGTGACTGGCGGCGGTTCAGGATACTTAACTGGTGGGGTAAGAGGCATGGTTGGTGCAAACTACAATGATTCACCTGGCACAAGATTTGCAACAGGACAAAGAGAGATAGCGGTAAACGCCGAGCACGTGTTCCATTTAAGTTTAAGTGAAGGTCTTGACATGAACTTTCCTTTCGGAAACAGTTTATTAGAGAGTGTGTTTAAGGTTTACAAACAAAAAGAACTATTAGAAGATGCAATTATAATTTATAGAGTACAAAGAGCACCTGAAAGACGTGTGTTTTACATAGACGTAGGTAATATGCCATCGCACTTGGCAATGCAATTTGTAGAAAGAGTTAAAACTGAGATCCACCAAAGACGTATTCCGTCAAGCACAGGTGGAGGAACAAACGTAATTGATTCAAGTTACAATCCTTTATCAATTAATGAGGACTACTTCTTCCCACAAACAGCAGAAGGAAGAGGTTCTAAAGTAGAAACACTACCAGGTGGTACTAACTTAGGTGAAATAGATGACCTTAAGTACTTTACAAACAAACTATTAAGAGGTTTACGTATACCTAGTTCATACTTGCCAACAGGAGCAGACGATGGACAAAGCCAATACAACGATGGTAGAGTAGGAACTGCCTACATACAGGAATTAAGATTTAACAAATACTGCGAAAGATTACAAAATTTAGTGTCTAATGAATTCAATCAAGAGTTTAAACAGTATTTGATAGAAAAAGGTGTGAACATTGATGTTGCGATGTTCGATATCAAGTTCCAACCACCAATGAACTTTGCATCTTACAGACAAGCAGAAGTAGACAACAACAGAATTAGTACATACACACAGATTGCAACTGTTCCTTATGTTAGCAAACGTTATGCACTACAAAGATTCTTAGGACTTACTCCAGAAGAGATGGCTGAAAATGAAAAACTATGGAGAGAAGAGAACGACGAGAACATTAAAGCGAAGCCTACAACATCAGCAACTGAATTAAGAAGTGCTGGAATCAGCACAGCAGGTATAGATGCTGACTTAGATGCGGCTGAGCCAGATGCACCAGCAACAGAACCAGGAGCACCAGCAGGTGACACGCCAGCAGACGCTACTCCAGGCGGTACGACACCAACTCCAGGTCAAGGAACATAAATATCAATATGATATTACGTGAATTATTCTATTTCGATCAAATTAGCACCCAACCAGGTGAGCAAAAACAGTACGATTCTACTGAAGACCAGTCAATCATGCAGATGGATGACACACGTAAAACAAGATTAAGTCTAAAACAGATCAACAAAGCACGTAAAGCCGGTGAATTCCACAAAGATGAACAAGAGAAAGAACTTGTATTTGTGAGACAGATGTACGGCACAGCCAACCAGCCAGAGGTTTAATAAGTGTCCGTTGCTTTTGTCTTGGGCAATGGTCTCAGTCGCAAACCGATACCTTTCGATCCACTTAAAAAGATAGGCAAAGTTTATGCCTGCAATGCCGTTTACCGATCACACACCCCAGATTACCTTGTGGCAGTTGATGCCAAGATGGTTAATGAGATATGTGATGCAGGAGCACAATTAAGAATGCCTGTTTGGACCAATCCTAATCACGCATATAAGAAATTCAAGGGATTAAACTTCTTTGAACCAAGCCTTGGTTGGTCATCTGGACCAACTGCACTATGGTTGTGTTGTTCACATAACCATCAACTGGTGTATTTGCTTGGTTTCGACTTCCTAGGCACAGATCAAGGCAAACTAAACAACATCTACGGTGACACAGACAACTACAAAAAGAATTCAGATGTTGCAACATACCATGGCAACTGGAATAGGCAAACAGCAATCATACTACAGAAGAACGGACAGAAGAAATTTTGCAGAGTTATACCCGATGGTGGTCAGGTATTTCCAGCAGAAGACCTTAAAAAGTACACAAATTACAGCGAAATCACGGTATCTGAGTTCAAACATCAATACCACCTGTAAATTTGAACATAAAAGGGGCCGATTGGCCCTTTATCGACCCGTTTTATTAATAAAAGTGTAAATAATAACAGACAGTCTTATCATATAAACGTTAATAGGAGAAAAACAATGACAGACAAAAGTAAATTCGAGCAAATGCTTGAAAAACTAGTTGCTGACGACAAAACAGCGGCTGAAGAGATTTTCCACAATATCGTTGTTGAAAAATCGAGATCAATATATGAAGGTCTTTTAGAAGATGATATCAAAGATATCGAAGTAGAAGAAACTTCAAAAGAAGAGTCTAAAGAAAAATCAGCAGAAACTACAGAAGCGTCTAAAGAAGACAAAAAAGAAGACGAAAAAGTAGAAGAAAAAACTGAAGAAACTAAAGACGAAGAAACTACAGAAGCATCAAAAGACGACGCTAAAGAAGATGAAGCGGTTGAAGAAGCATCAAAAGACGAAGAAGCAAAAGAAGAAGAGTCAAAAGATGAAGACGCAACTGATGAATCATTAGCAGACGTTCAAGATTCAGAAGCACCAGCAGTAGAAACACCAGTAGTACCAGCAGAAATGGGCGGCGACGCAACTGATGATATGATGGGTGACATCGAAGCAGACAAAGGTGAAGAAGACAAGGAAGGCGACACTGACGGAGAAGACATGGAAGACAGAGTTGTTGACTTGGAAGATGCAATTGACGACCTTAAGGCAGAATTTGAAAAAATGATGTCAGACAAAGGTGATGATGAAGAAGGCGACGACGACGCTGAAGACAAAGGCGAAGAAGAAGCAATCATCAGTCAAGACGCAGAGGGAGAAACAGAAGTTGCTCCCGAACTTGCTCCTGAAGAAGTAGCACCGGCAGTAGAATCGAAAGAATCTGCTCCAAAATCAGCAACAGAAGAAATAAGAGAGTACGTAAACAAAGTTGAAGCAAGCCATTCAGATGGTAGCGACAACACTGCGTCTCCAGTTGCTAAATCAGGCGGAACTGATGCAAAAGCAGATGCAAAAGGTTTAGTCCAAGGTGGTGAGGAAAAAGGTAGACCTGCACCAAAGGCTAAAGAGCATGATGCTGGAAACATCAACAAACCTGGTAACAAAAGTGCGGCTCCGAAGGCGGCAAAGGCTAATACAGCAGACGGAACAGATGGTTCATCTAAGAAATCTGCAATTGGCAGTTAATAGTTGAGTTTAGGAAAACGGATGTTACAATTACGAGAGACACTGACTTTCGACCAAGCGGGAATAGTCGTTGAGTCCAAGGATGAAAACAACGGTAAAAGCCTTTATATGAAAGGCATATGCATTCAAGGTGGCGTGAAGAACGCTAACCAGAGAGTGTACCCTGTTAACGAAATCCAAAGGGCTGTCAGTACGCTCAACGATCAAATCAAGGGCGGATATTCAGTTCTCGGAGAAATTGATCATCCAGAAGGCTTAAACATCAATTTGGATCGTGTATCACACATGGTAAATGAAATGTGGATGGACGGACCTAACGGATACGGGAAATTAAAAGTATTACCTACACCGATGGGATCTCTAATCAAAACAATGCTGGAAAGCGGAGTTAAATTAGGAGTCTCATCGCGTGGTAGTGGTAATGTATCAGAAGACGGATCCGGAAAAGTATCAGATTTTGAAATTATTACCGTTGACATAGTTGCACAACCATCGGCGCCGGGAGCATATCCTGAGCCCATCTACGAGCACCTAATGAATACAAAAGGCGGTTATAAAGCATTTAACTCAGCAAGGGACAAACAGGCACAAGAATACTTAAAAGAAAAACTAGTAAACATAATTGGAAAACTCCAATCTAAGTAGAGGAGAAAAATAAAATGTTAGAAGCACTGAAATCACTTTTTGAAACGAACGCAATTTCGGAAGAGATCAGAGCGGAAATAGAATCAGCGTGGAACAAAAAAGTTGACGAAAACAAACTTGCTGTTACTGCCGAATTGAGAGGTGAATTTGCAGAGAAGTACGAACACGACAAAGCAAATTTAACTGATGCTGTTGATAAAATGGTATCAGAGAGAATCGAAGCAGAAATGGCTGAATTCGCGGAAGACAAGAAAGCATTGGCAGAAGAAAAAGTCAAGTATGCTACTCAAATTCGTGAGCATTCAGATAAGTTAAAATCATTTGTTTTTGAACAACTTAAGAGTGAAATTGCTGAACTACACAATGACCAAAAAGTTATGGCTGAAAACTTCAGTAAACTTGAGGACTTTGTGGTTGAGGCTCTATCAAAGGAAATTAGTGAGTTCCATCAAGACAAACAAGACGTTGCCGAAACAAAGGTACGTCTAATCCGTGAAGCAAAAGCACATTTTGAAAAAGTTAGAAATAACTTCATATCAAAAGGCGCTGAAAAAGTATCAGAAATAGTAGGCAAAACTCTTAACAAAGAGATTAGTTCACTAAAAGATGATATTGATGCGGCACGTAAGAATGACTTTGGTCGCAGAATGTTCGAAACTTACAGCACAGAATACTCAAACAGTTTTCTGAACAGTAAGAGCGAAACTTCAAAACTTCTAAAAGTTGTGGATACAGCGAAGCAACAATTAGAAACTGCGAAAGAGACTGCCAACGAGAAAGACAAGATCATCGAGTCAAAAGTTAAAGAAATAGAAGATCTTAAGAACACGGCAGAGAGAGATTCAGTTATCAATGAGTTAATTCAACCATTGAATGCTGAACAAAAAGATATAATGACAAATCTTTTGGAGAGTGTACAGACCGGACAACTTAGAAAGCAGTTCGAAAAGTATGTACCGGCTGTAATAAACGGTAGGTCTCCAGCGAAGAAACAGGCTTTAAAAGAAGGCACAGAAATAACAGGCGACAAACAAATAGTAAACGCAGGTCAATTCAACAGCAAACTTGTTGATATTAAAAGACTTGCAGGTATATAAGGAGAAACGACAAATGTCAGAACTAACAGAAACACGCTGGCAGGATACGAAGAGTGCGTTATTAGAAGGCTTAACTGGAAACAGAAAAGCAGTCATGGAGTCAACTTTAGAAAATACTAAAAAGTATTTGGCTGAGGCGGCGACAGCAGGTGCCACATCTGCAGGTAACGTAGCAACTTTGAACAGAGTGATCCTACCGGTAATAAGACGGGTTATGCCTACTGTGATCGCAAACGAGATCGTTGGTGTACAACCAATGACTGGTCCAGTTGGACAAATCCACACTCTAAGAGTAAGATACGCATCGACTAACGACGCTACTGGAACATCAAATGATGTAACAGCAGGCGACGAAGCATTATCTCCATTCAAAATAGGTCAAGCCTATTCTGGAGATGGAACTGCCGGAAAAGCAGACGCAACAGCATCTAAAGAAGGTGTTGGCGGTAATGCAATGTCAATCCAAATCTTGAAACAGACAGTTGAAGCAAAAACTAGAAAGTTACAAGCAAGATGGACATTCGAATCGGCGCAAGATGCTCAAGCACAACAAGGCATTGATGTAGAGGCTGAAATCATGGCGGCATTAGCACAAGAAATTACTGCTGAAATCGACCAAGAGATCATCAACTCATTAAGAGCTCTAGCGGCTACTGAAGAAACATTCAACCAAGCGGCAGTATCAGGTACGGCAACGTTCGTAGGTGATGAACACGCGGCTTTGGCTGTTTTAATCAACAGAGTTGCTAACAAAATCGCACAAAGAACAAGACGTGGTGCAGGTAACTATGCAGTGGTATCACCACAAGCATTAACTATACTTCAGTCTGCAACAACTTCTGCGTTCGCAAGAACAACAGAAGGTGCGTTTGAGGCTCCAACAAACCAAAAATTCGTTGGTACTTTAAACAGTGCGATGAAAGTATATGTTGATACATATGCGGCTGACGACACGGCAGTATTAGTAGGTTACAAAGGTTCATCTGAAGCAGATGCGGCGGCGTTCTACTGTCCATACATTCCGTTAATGTCAAGCGGCGTTGTACTTGACCCGTCAACTTTCGAACCAGTAGTGTCATTTATGACAAGATATGGTTATGTAGAGTTGAACAACACGGCAAGTTCACTAGGTAATGCTGGTGACTACGTGGGTGAAGTTGCAATATCTAACGTATCTTTTGCTTAATAATTAGAGCAACAGAAAACATTTTAAAGGGCGGCTTTTTTAAGTCGCCCTTTTTGTTTATAACCAATCAGGAGAAATAAAATGAAAGCATTTTTGAAAAGTAAGAAAACATGGATTGCAGTTGCAGTTGTTGTGATTGTATTCGCTTATGTTCTTTGGACAGGTCAACCTGCTCCAGAAGTTACACAATAATAGATTTCAATTTTAATCTAACTGAAGGGCGGCAATGAAGAACGTGCCGTCCTTTTTTTATGGCTGAATAACAGCACATAATTTTCTCCAAATACCACGTAAGTATTATTGTGAAGTGGTTAGTTATATATTTTTACCTATCAGGTGTATGGATAGCCGGGGACTTTGTTCACCCTGAAGGCTGGAGCAGTATCCAATATGCGACCGAAAAAGAGTGCATAGAACATATGAAGTATGCCAACGAAAACCTTCAAAAAAGCGACAGATTTAATGATAATGCCAAAGCAGTATGCATGGCTCATAAGCCTGGACCATTCACACCCACACCAAAATTTTAGTTGACATCTTAACCAAAATTTGTTATATTATTAGTGTATGAAGAACATCGCGATAATAATACTAGGATTCTTATTCTTATCTGCTTGTAGTGTATCTAATCCAAAAGTTTCTTTGGGTAAAAAATGTGTGGTAAAAGACGACAGCGTCAGTTACTCATATGTTTGGATATATGACAAAAACACAGGTTTACCTGCGTCAGAAGAACAGTGCAAAGCACTACCTAAGAAAGACTAGTAATGGAACTAATCCAGCCTATCTTTGTGAACCAATCTGGCTCTACTAGAGAGGCTGGTTTAGGAATAGAAAATTCGAACTATTCGGAAACAGATATACTTGAAAGAATACAAAAAGATGTAGACAAGGGAGTTGACAGTTTCCTACTATTCATAACTCCAGACACAAAAACATGGAATCCTACTTGGGATTTCCAAGCGGACATAGTAAACAAAATTAAAAATAAATTTCCAAAAAATGAATTAATAGTAGACGTGTGTCTATGCTCGACACTGCCAGATGGTCATTGTAGAGTTTTGGATAAACCAGACACAACTGATAGGTTGCTTACAGATTTAGGTATAAAATTAGAGAAGGCAGGAGCAGATATATTAGCACCAAGCGACATGGGAGACAACACAGTACAAAATTTAAAATTAGAAACAAAGTCTACAATAATGGCATACGTGAAATGGAGAAGTGTGTTTTACAGTTCATTTAGAGAATTGGCAGACAGCAGTCCAAGTAGCGAAAGATTTTATCAGATGAATTTAGACAACAGTTGGAATGCCACAGGCACAGCACACAAATATGATAAAGCAGGAGCAGATATGCTTTTACTAAAACCAGCAATGCATTCAATAGATGTTTTTGGAATAATCAAGGCTGGCACATACAAACAATGCGGATTCTTCCAGGTGTCAGACGAGTACAAAGGATTACCTACAATTAAACATCAAGTAGAAGTTGCAGGCATAATGAAAAGAGCAGGAGCACAATTTTTAGTTACATATGGAGCAAGAGATCTGGTATGACGGAAGAAGAAAAATTACTCGCGGAATACAACGACTACATGAATAGGATCACAACATGGAAAAAGAACCATGGAATATTCTATAAGGACATACAAAAATTAGAAGACGCAGTTGCTATAATCATGGATAAGCGGTCAGATAAACTGATTGATTACCGTAGAACACGAAAACAACGTTATCTAGACGAAGCAAACGATATACTCAAAGATGCACTAAAAACCATTAAAACGTTCTCGAAAGTGGAACTATTGGCATCACTCAGCAAACGATAAATACCTTGTAACATATGTTTTGGGCCAGGAGTTTACTCTTGGACTTATGGGGAATACCGACCCCGTAGACCTAGAACGTCAAAAAGAGGAGAAAACAAATGGGAAGACCAGTAAACAAACGTAACTTCGGCGCTCTTGCCGATGGTACTAATATCACTATCAACTGTAAAGTAGCGGGTAATGGCGCTTCAGCAGTAGGTATGATTAAAAGACAACGTTCAAACAACAAATTCTTAGTTGATGATGCAAAAGACGATTCAGGAAATGAAGGCGTTTGTACACTTGTAAACAAAGCAAGTGGATCACTAGGATCAAATGAAATGTCTATAAACGGACAAATCGCGGCAACAGGTCAATCTGTGTTTATCAAAAGACTTTACAACAGAACTTGTAGAGACTTTGAAAACAGAAGATACACTTATGCAATAAGTGATGACTCAACTGTTTCACAGTTATTGTTAACCGAGATATAATAAATTGATTTTTTAGGGGGTGGAAACACTCCCTAAAAATTAAAAAGGATTTTTGATGTCGAAAAATGTAATAGTAACAGATGGCAATTATAAAATTGTTGTACCTGATAATAACAGTATCGTTCTTGATACTGGTACGTCTGTCGGCACAGTTGAGATTACAGGTAACTTACTTGTAAAAGGAACACAAACAACAGTAAATTCTGCAACACTAGAAATTGATGACAACATAATTGTTGTTAACAAAAATGAAAGTGCAAATGGTGTTTCTGAGACAACAGCAGGATTAAGAGTAGACAGAGGTGGACAAACTTATGAAGACGTTCAATTTGTTTATGATGAATCAATTTCTTGGAACGATCCACAAACACAAACAACGTCACAAGGACCAAAAGGTGGTGGACCGCAAGGACCAAACTTTGGTGGCTGGGCAGTAACTTCAGCATCAGGAGATATATTAAGTTTAAGAGTTGCGAACATTAATAACAACAATGCAATTTATTTCCAACCAGGTGGTGCAGGCACATTAAGAATTATTAGAGCAGGATACAAAGCATTAATAACAGACAACAATGATATTCCTAACAAAGAATATGTTGACTATGAAATTAATCAGGCTGTAATTGGTGCTAACATTCCTAAGATTGGACAACAGGATACAGAAGTAATAATCACTGACACAGGTGTAGGTAAAATAGAATTTAAAGTTGATAACTCACTTTTAGGTTTATGGAAACTAGGTGGTAACAACACAGGTCATTTAGAAATTTACAATGGCACAACTGATATAGGAAGTGTAAGAATAGAAGATGCAACAATAAGTGGATTGAATTCAAACCAAGATTTAGAACTTGTTGCTCCAGGAACTGGATCAGTAAGAATAAATGATTCAATGGTTATGCAAAACGTAACTGTTGATCCAGCAAAAGACAATACAGGTGTCAAAATGTATGCTAAAACTCCAGGCGGAGGAGGCACAGGATTAAATTTTGTAAATACAAACGACTCAAGAGGAGAAGTAATCAGCACAAATAGAGCATTACTTTTTGGATTGATATTTTAAGGAGAAACAATGGCAATAACAAATGGTAACGTTGGATCAGGACAAACAGTTGACGTGTTAACTGTGCCTGCAGGTAAAAGTTATGCTATCACTTCTGTGTTAATAACAAACACAGGATCAGAAGACCCAAATGGTGGACAGGACAGTAGATTTTATCTATATGCTGTGACTGGTTCGTACACTGCGAACAATTCTATGATAGTCAATAATGCAGTACTTCCAGGAGCAGAAACGTTTACGTTAGACACTGAAAAATTAGTGTTAGCGGAAAATGACAAGTTAAAAGTTAGTGTGTCTGGTACAAACAGTGCATCAGTAGTAGTAAGTTATCTGGAGGTATAATGAGATATCTTAAGAGACAAAGCACCAACAGAAGACTGTTGAGAGGTAAAGGCGTAATATACGATCAATATGAAAATATTGAAATCCAATCTACTGGAGCCTTGTTAATGCCTAAAGGTACGACAGCGGAAAGACCGGTTTCTGTCGTTGGACAATTAAGATACAACACAACAACAAAATCATTTGAAGCCTATGAAGATTTACAAGGAGGTGGAGCCACTTGGAAAGAATTTAGACTGGCTGAGCCTGTTGCCATCACACAACAAAATTTAGGAAATGGTGACGACACAGAAGTAAACTTTGGAATATTAAATTCTGCATACACAGGATATCTTGTGCCAACAACTGCACAATCAGTTTTAGTAATGGTGGAAAATGTTTTACAAATTCCAAGCACAAACTATACACTAACACAAAATCCATGCGATGTTTCAAGCAATCTTATAGGCGCAATTGGTAATTACAACTCAACTGGCGTAGGTGCATATGTAAGTTCTAACACAGGTATTGTAGACTTTACTTCTAAAGGATACCACGTTGGACAGACTATTGTAGTATCAGGTGCCCAGACTGGTGGAAACAACGGAACAAAAACTGTAACGGCTGTAACGCCAAGTCATTTGAGTGTAAATGCATTATTAACCACTGAAGCAAACAGTGGACAAGGAAATACCTTCGTCATTGACGGTAAAAGTTCAATTACAGGTGTTTCATATCCAACAGGCACATACATCACATTCGGTACAGCAGTACCAACAGGAAAGCCTGTTACTGTGCTACATAACTTCGACAAATAATCCAATAAATACTAAAAAAGGAGTGTCATGCCAGTCACAAATGTAGGTAAAATATCGGGTCAGTTATTAAAAGCAAATTTAACACGTACAAGTGATTTGCTTATAGATAACACTCAAACCACATCCACTCCTACACTATTCATCGGACACACAAACAATAGAATAGGTATCAAAACAGATAGTCCTACAAGAGAATTATTAGTAAATGGAGATACCAAAATTGCTGGTGACAGTATTCAAACAAACTCCATGACCGTGGGAAATCTTACCTTTAACGGCGTCACAAGCACCGTTACAGCGTCGGTAGGCAAGATTAACTTAAACAGTAGCGGAAGCCACGTGTTCAGCGAATTACGTACAGATAATTTGGCATTTACCAATAGCGGTATTAGAAGTTTGGGTGGATCGGACATTATGATTTATCCAGGTCCTGGCACAGGAAAATTTATAATTCCAACAGATTTAAAAAGTTATGGTGGCATTCATGCAACTGGTGATATAACTTTTGACGGCAGTGTATTCCTTGGAGGAGATGGTTCAGAAGATTCATTAACTATTGGTGCAGATATCCATTCTAATTTAATTCCAGATGTCACAGGAACATATGATTTAGGTGAAACAGGAAAACGTTGGGGCGATGTAAGATTGGCTTCAATGCCAGGATTGAATGACGTAACAATTGACAACACAATTTCATTGGCAGGTGTTGCCGTCAACTTAGGTATTCAGAATAAATGGTATGTAAGTACAAACGGTGCAGACAACTTGGCAGGTAATCACCCTAACTTTGCGTTTGGTTCTATAAAACACGCATTAAGTTACATACAAGAAAGTTCAGGTGGTCCACATCAATTACACATTTTGCCAGGAACATATATAGAAGACTTTCCATTAGAAATACCTGAAAACGTAAGTATAAAAGGTTCAGGCATACGTTCATGTATTATTAAACCTAGAGTACAATACAGAGGTAATGATGCATTCATAATGAACAATGCAACTATGGTTGCAGATGTAACCATTACAGATTTCCAGTATGTCCCGGCGGAGGACAAAGGTTATGCATTTAGATTTTCTACAAATGCTGGAATAGTAAGTAAGTCACCTTACGTTCAAAACGTGACAGTATTAACACATGGCGAAACAACTTCAGCATCTGATCCAAGAGGTTTTGCTTCAGGAGATGCTGGTAAGGGTGCATTATTAGATGCCAACGTTTTAGATACTGCATCACCAAGAGCAAGTATGCTTTTCAATGGTGTAACATTTATCACTCCAGGTGTAGATGCTGTAACAGTTAAAAATGGATCAAGAATAGAATTTATAGATTGTTTTACATACTTCGCAAACAGAGGTTTGTATATGCAACACTCATTGAATCAGTACACACCATCAGCAGGTTCATACAATCCAGTTACTGGAGACATGAGTTTGACAGTTGGAAGTCATACAATGAGAGTTGGCGAAACTGTAACAATCGCAGACAACAGTTTAACTTTCACGTGTGCCCAAGACAATCATCAAACTGATCACACTTACCCTAGATCTACTGATCCTTATTCAGGTAAAAAAGTAACAATCACAGCCACAACTGCAACTGGTTTCACTTGTAACGTTGGAACTTCGAGCAACGTCACAGCACACTTATTCAAAAGTGCAACTTCAAACGCAGTTTCAGAAGGCACAATGAACGAAGCAAGAGTAATTGCAAGTGCAACAATATATGGAAACAAAGGTGTTGTTGCAGATGGTAATGGTTGTTTAGCATACCTTATCAGTCATAACTTTGCTTATGTTGGCACAGGAAAAAATGTTGAAAACGAAACAGATCAAATCAATCAAGAAAATGAAGTTGAAGCATTAAACAATGCGAAAGTACACTTTGTAAGTCAAGACCAAGATGGAGATTTTAGAGTTGGTGACAACTTTGTTGTTGATTTAGGAAAAGGTACAACCACAATAGATGTAACTGGATTAGATTTAACAGGTTCAACGTTAACTGTTGGTACACCAGGTTCAACAACATTAATCAGTGCAACAGGTATCGACGTACCAAATTTCAGAATTAGTAATAATACTGTATCAACATTAGACAATGGATTAACAATAGATTCATCTGGTACAACTAATATTACTGCAAATGCAAATATGCAGGCAAATGTAACTGTGTCAGGTGATGCAACTATTGCCGGTAGCGGTATTAATTTTGGTGATGCTCCTGGAGATACTATTAATTTCTCTATGGACTTTACTGATAATCTTTTACCAAGCACAACCACTTTAAGCAATTTAGGAAGTGCAATTAAACAATGGCGTTCTGCCCAATTTGAGACGGCAAATATTGATGGAATACAAATTAAAGATTCTACAATACAAACAACGGATACAAACTCAGGTTTAGATTTAAGAGGTAGCGGAACAGGTTCAGTAAACCTAGAAGACATAAAATTCAAAACAGAAATAACATCAAATAATTCAAATGATGTGGGATTTGGTGTTGGCTCAGGTAGTTTACGATTTACAGGTTTACAAGACATTCAATTGCCTAAAGGTACAACTGCACAAAGACCGGTTGCACAAAATTCAGTTAGATACAACACAGATGTAAATGAATTTGAAGTTCAATCAACTGGAAATATTCCTTTAGGTGGAATTAGAGATGGTGATTTAGATACAAAAGTTGACCTAACAAACAATGAATTTACTTTCTTTGCACAAGGCAACAACATGGGAACAATCAACGGTTCGGGCCATTTGACTGTGCCAAGATTTGCTTCTCAAGACAAATTTACTATTGATGGCAATCAAATTACAGTCAGCACACCCGGTCAAGAAGCGGCCCTTGTTGCTAAAGGAAATGCAAAAGTTTTCCTAGATACATCACAATTTGAAATTCAAGGCGGTGAATTATTGACCACTGGCACAAACAGTGACATGGTATTCACTGGTACTGGTCTAAAACAAAACAGAGTTATCTTCTTTGAAACTACACAGGCTTACAAAGGTCACGCAGGAAACACTGCGGCCCGAGATGCACAAACAGCCAGACAGGGTGAATTGTGGTGGAATCAAACAACTTCGACACTTGAAGTATACACAGGAACTCAATGGAAATCTGCAACAGGTTTACAAGAAATCACAGTTACAGAGTCGTTTGCACAGGACTTGAATTTGCTCTACAACCTCATATTAAACTAATAGTTTATTAAAGCAATATAATATAAAAACCAAATCTTAATAAATAGTATTAATGGTATGTCAGACCAGATATGCCAGGACAAACCGTGGTTAACCGGCGAAGAACTAACAAATAACGTTAGGTGAAAAACAGGTTAGAGGGACAAGATCCCCGTGCTAAAAAAGGAGTACACAATGGCCGTTGGTCGAATTTCCGGGCAACTCTTGAAGTCAAACCTTCTGAGACAAGGTCAGAATTTGGCTTTTGAGACTAACCTGTTATACATTGATGTTAATAACAACAGGGTCGGTATTAAAACCGCAACTCCGCAATATCCGTTAGATGTTAACGGAACAGCACGTACAACAAATTTAGAAGCAACTGGAAACGTCCAAGTTGGCAATATCACAATATCAGGAAACAGTATCACAACAACTGCATCGCAGTTAAACTTATCTGCACCTGACGGAATTCTATACAACAACAATCTACAAATTGATGACCTTATAATCAGCGGAAATACTATTAGAGCCACTGATTCTAATCAAAATTTTGAAATTGTTACAAGTGGAACAGGTACAGTTGATATCTATGGTGACACAAGAGTAAATGGTAATATCCATGCAACAGGTAACATCAGAACAGATGGTAATATTACAATTGGTGACCAAGACACAGACTCATTAACAATCAATGCAGACGTGGCATCCAACTTAACTCCTGATGTTAGCAACACATATAACTTGGGTACAGCAACAAAAAGATGGAACAACGCATACGCAAACAATTTAACTGTTGATAACTTAACACTATCAGGCAACATCACAGTACAAGGACTAAACTTAACAGCACGTCCAGGTAAAGTGATTTACGTTGCAACTAACGGCAGTGACAGTAATTCAGGAACTCACCAAAATGATCCTTACGCAACAATAGAACAGGCTTTGTCTGTATGTGTTGCTGGTGATCACGTTCACGTTTATCCAGGCACATACACAGAAGCATTTCCTTTAACTGTGCCAACAGGCGTATCAATAAGAGGTGATGGTTTAAGAGCAGTATCAATCCAACCAACTGGTTCAACAAATACGAAAGATGCTTTTATATTAAATGGTGAAGTAACAATTGAAGATATCACTATCACAGGTTTTTATTACAACAGTTCAGCAAATGAAGGACACGCATTTAGATTTAATCCGTCTGGCAATGATGACAGTAGTGGTTTCCAAGTTACATCTAGATCACCTTACATAAGAAATATTACAGTAATCACGCAAGGTTCAACAACAACTGCGGCTGACCCAAGAGGTTTTGCGGCGGGAGATGCTGGAAGAGGAGCATTTTTTGATGGAGAACTTGCTACACCAAACAGTAACGAAGCAAGTTGTTTATTTCAAAATGCAACATTTATTACTCCAGGTGTTGACGCAATCACATTAACAAACGGTGTTAGAATTGAATGGTTAAACTCTTTCACATACTTTGCATTAACAAGTATCAATGCTTACGACGGCACAAACGGAATTAAAGGTGCAGGTCAAACTGCATTGAAACTTGGTGGCTTTTCAGGAGCCGCACTTGCACAAGGTCAAGTACTTTCTTACTATGACACATCAGGAAATATATTAGCAACAGGAACTATTGCGGCAGTTGATGGTGGTAAAATTTTTATTAACGGAAAAAGCAGTGGTTTCCAATTGCCTTCAGAGCAAAACGGAAAAACAATTCAAGCAATAGGTGATGCAAAATTAGACACAACAACTAAAAAATTCGGTTCAGCAAGTTTAAAATTAGACGGAACTGGTGACGCGGCAAAAATTAATACCAATGCCGACTTTGGATTTGGAACGGGTGACTTTACGATTGACTTCTGGGCATATCCTAACGCAGTACAAACAACTTCATTGATTGATATGCGTAACAATGTATCAGTAGAAAATGCTTTTTACTTTTATGTCGCAAACAATGTTCCAAAAATTTACATAAATGGTGTAGATATCATAACTGGTACACAGGGTTTCAACTTATCGGTATGGACGCACTGTGAAATAGTTAGAAGCAGTGGCACAATAACAGTTTACATCAATGGTACAAGTGTAGGAAGTGCAAGTGCATCGGCGGATTTTGCAAACGCGAAACCAATGGTAATAGGAAACAACTATGGAAACACAAATGGTTGGAACGGATACATTGATGGATTAAGAGTTTACAAAGGACAAGCATTACACACAGGTAACTTTACAGCGCCAACTACAGAAGCAGTTGGTAATGCAAACACAAAACTAGTTGCAAACTTTAACGGTAACAATGCATCTACAACATTCTTAGATACAAATTTAATTGCACAAGATATTAGAACATCTGCAGGTGCAACAGCAACATCATTCACTCTTGTTGATTACACAGACTTTGGTGCTGAAGTAAGATCAATAGCATCTGCTTCTATCTATGGAAGATTTGGAGTTAAAGGTGACGGTGTTGGTGTAAAAATGTATTTGATAAGTCATAACTTTGCGTACATTGGAAATGATTATGAAGTAGACAACGATGCGGCAACAGTAATTCAAGCAAACGAAGTCGTTGCAAACAATGGAGCAAAAATATTTTATAGTTCAGTTGACCATAGAGGAGACTTTAGAGTTGGTGATCAATTTAGTGTTAATCAACAAACTGGACAAGTAAGTTTCACAAGTGCGGATTTAAACATTGATGTTGATTCTACTTTAACATTTACTACAGGTTCAGATGTTACAACTATTTCAGGAAGTGAAATCCAATCAGGAAATGTAAAAATTAGTGGTAATACAATTACAACAACTTCAGGAAATTTAAATTTAGATTCATTTACTAATACAGTTGCTTTCAGCGACAATGTTAACATCACAGGAAATTTAGATGTTGGTGGAGATATTACAATTGGTGGTAACGTAACTATTGGTGATCAAACAACTGACAATATTACAATATCGGCAGGTATTGCATCTGACTTAATTCCTGCAACAAACAATTTATACAACATTGGTTCTCCTACAAAAAACTGGAACAAACTTTTTGCAAACGAAGTAATAGTTGACAGTGTAAAAATTACAGGTAATCAGATTGAAACTATTGACACAAATGCAGATTTAGATTTAAGAACAAGTGGAACAGGAAACATAACACTTGAAAACTTTACGGCATCAGGTGATACAATTTCAAACACAACTGGAGACTTTATAGTAAATCCAGCAAGTTCAGTGTTTAAGGTTTCAGGTACTGGCTCAATTAGAATACCATCTGGTAACACAGCACAAAGACCAGGCTCTCCAGTAGCAGGTATGATGAGATTTAACACTCAAACAAATGTATTTGAGGGTTACAACGGCAGTAACTGGATAGCACTTACTGGTGTTTATGACCTTGACCAAGACACTTACATCACAGCAGAACTTACGCCAGGTAACGATGATGACACAATAAGATTTTATGCGGCAAATACTTTAGTAGCCAGTGTAAATTCAACTAGATTTGACGTCACAAAATTGGTAGTTGATAATATTGAAATTAGTGGAAACACACTTACGACCACTGGAACCGACCAGGATTTGATCTTAAACGCCAATGGAAATGGTAGTATCAGGATTGAAGACTTCAGATTCCAAGGAAATACGATAACTAATACTATATCGGCTCCGTTAAAGTTAAAAACTACTGGAACTGGGTATATTGACGTATCAGACGCTGGTGGATTTGTTATTCCGGTTGGATCAACAATTGATAGACCAGCAACTGGCTTGTTAGGTATGATTAGATACAATACCAATGATGAGCGGGTTGAGTTATACGACGGTCTACAATGGGGATCAATTGCAGGATCTTCAGGTGCAGTAAGTATAATTGATGCAACAGAAATAGCCGTACAAATGGCGGTAACATTAGGATAGAATAAAATGGCAACGACCTTTAGAAACAACGTAACAAAAAACATAGGTACAATACCTAACTCAGTTTATACAGCAGGTAATGGAATTTACACAACTGTGGTTGGAATGGTTTTAGCAAATTTAACAGAATCAGTTGTAAAAGCAAGTGTAACTTTAACTGCTACTCCAGATTCAGTATCAGGTTTTATAGTAAAAGATGTTTTGATAGCACCTAACTCAAGTTTACGTGTGTTAAACTCGGGAGAAAAATTAATTGTTGCAAGTCAAAACAGTTTGAACGTACAAGCAAACATCAACGACTCACTTGATTGTGTGTTAAGTTATGTGGAGATAAGTTAAGATGTCAAATACAGTTGGACAGGATACAGTTGTTTATTTAGAAAATGGTATAAAGTCGAGATACTTCTACGGATTAAGAAGAACAGAAGAAGGAACTTTATACATTGGAAAAGTTGACCAACTACAAGCAAACGACCCTGTAACGATAAACGTACCAGGTGCAGTCGCTGACAACTACGAAGGATTTGACCAAGGTGAAGATTTTTACGAAGGAAGAGATTTAAATCACGCTAAACCATTTAAAAATTTACAATACGAACAATTTAGATGGGATGATGTAAACTTAAATTATTACATCAACAGCGAAGGAGAATTTGTTGTTCGATTAAACAGTAAAGTTGGAGACGGAACTATCACGTATCCACAAACTGATGAAACTTTAGTGGCACAACCAAGTGTGTTTACTATGGACAAGAACACAATTAAGTTTGATAGTAACGAAATAACATTCGATAGAACGTAAACGTGGGAGGATACGAAGAATGACAAGACAACTAATTAACACCGGTACTTTACCTAACGATGGTCAGGGTGACTCGTTACGTGATGCTGGTACAAAACTAAATTCCAATTTCAATGAGGTATATACTGCCCTTGGAAATGGAACGACTTTAACAGTCGTACAAAATAATTTATTCAACGCAACAGGTGCCAACAAAATTGCATTTTTATATAATGCACTTTCCGATCTGCCTAATGCTACAACCTATCATGGTATGTTCGCCCACGTACATACTGAAGGTGCGGCATACTACGCTCACGCAGGCAACTGGGTTAAACTTCTTGACGCTAACAAGTCGATTGACCTTCTATCGGATGTAGACACTTCATCAGCGGCTCCAACAAATGGACAAGCATTAGTTTGGGACGCAGGTGGTTCAAAATGGAAACCGGGAACAGTATCCGGTGGTGGAGGCGGCAGTGGTGTCACTTTATTCACAGGACTGACTGATACTCCAAGTTCATTCAGTGGATATGCAAATGGTTTTTTAAGAGTTAACACCGCGGCAGATGGTCTAGAACTTACAACAAGTTTTGGAATTGACACATTGTCAGATGTTGACACAACAACTTCGGCTCCAACAGCAGGACAAGTTTTAAAATGGAGTGGTACAAAATGGCAACCAGCGGCTGATTCAACATCAGGCGGCGGTGCATCGGATGCCTCAACATTAGATGGTTTAGATAGTACATACTTCTTAAACTACAACAACTTGAACAACAAACCTACAATCGCAACTGCATTTACAGGATTAACAGATACTCCTGCAAACTTCTCAGGTGCTGAAGGTAGATTTGTTAAAGTCAACGCAGGTGGAACAGCATTAGAATTTGTGACTTCGTCAGCGGCTTCAACAGCATTCAATGATTTGACAGACGTTACAACAACAGGTGCGGCACAAGGTGATGTAGTTTACTACAATGGAACTGCATGGGTGTTGCAAAATGGTCCAGTAACTAGATGGAATCTTGGAACTAATGGAGCACAAGACTACACATTCAGTGGTCCTGGTTTTCCAACAACAACTAATGACCCAGTATTATATTTGAGCAGAGGACAGACTTACGTTTTTGTAAATGGTGGAGGCTCTACGCACCCATTTGAAATAAGAGTTTCAAACGGTGGAAGTGCGTATAGTTCAGGAGTAAGTGGTTCACAATCAGGAACACAGGTGTTCACTGTACCAATGAATGCTCCAAGTACTTTGTATTATCAATGTACGGCGCATAGTGGAATGGGTAACACAATTAATATTGTAACATAAGGATTATAATGGCACAAGTTTTTGGAGTAGGCATAGATGAATTACAGAAGACACTTGGTAACAACAGGTATTTCTATGGTTTACGCAGAACTTCAGATGGAACGATCTACATGGTAAAAGCAGATTTGCTTGAACTGGAAGATGGTGTAGAATTGAATAGACCAGGAAATATTAATGAAAATTATAACAATTGGTCACGTGGAGAGGATTTCTTTGAAGGCAGAGACACTCAACACAAACTTGTTTATAAAAACCTTGTTTATGAACAGTACAAATGGGACGGAAGAAACCTATTTTACTACGTGAATAAAGATGGTGAATTGGTATTAAAAGTTAACGAGGCGCAGACGTATACAGGATACGTTGAACCTTATAGTAGTTAGGAAATAAATAGTATTAAGGAATTAATCAATGGCAGATTTTCGAATAGATAGGATACGTTTTAAATGGAGAGGTGACTGGACAGCAGGAACTCTTTATGTAAAAGATGATGTCCTAAGATTCGGTGCAAAAGTTTATGTTTGTACTGAAGTACACACATCAGATTCAAATTTTTACAACGACTTAAACGCAACAATTCCAAGATGGACACAAATGATGGACGGTCAAAGTTGGACCGGCGCATGGCAACCATCTACATTTTACAAAATAGGTGAACTTGTTAAAGTTGGTGGTCTTATATACAAATGTATAACAGGACACACTTCTAATTCATCAGCATCAAATGGTGTATTAGGTGATGAAACAAAATGGGTTTACTTTGCTAGAGGAGAAGACTGGGCAAGTGTATGGCAACCAGCGACTCTTTACAACGTTGACCAAACTGTTATCTATGGTGGATCAATTTGGAAGTGTAACACAGCACACACTTCTGCCACAGCAGATGACGGTTTGCAATACAACGCGGCATACTGGGATCAATATTCAAGATCAGACAACTGGAGAGGTGACTGGACACACAATACTTTATACTATCCAGATGATGTTATATACCACGGTGGTATGGTTTACAGATGTCTATCAGGACACAGATCTTCCACAACAAATGAATTTATTAGTCCAACAATAAAAACAAGTAACGTATCAGGTACAAGTTTTACATTCGCAATTTTCAAAGTAACAACAACTTACTATTGTAGAATTATTACTGCTGGTTCAGGATACACAGCACTAGGCACAATCACAATAGATGGTGCGAACATAGGCGGTGTGACTGGAACAAATGATGCAGTGATTACACTTAACACCGTAGACGGTTCAGGTGCGGTAACGGCAGTTTCAGTTGATGGTACTCCTAATTCAAACACAGATGGCTTAGAAGCCAACCAAGCACAATGGGAAACTGTTATGGATGGTATTAGATACCAAGGTGATTGGGGATTTGGTAAGAGATATTCAAAAGGTGATTTAGTAAGATGGTCTCCAGGTATGTGGAGAACAACAACAGGACACTGGTCAACTACTGGAACTATGGACGAATCCAAGTTTACACTGTGGTTACCAGGATTAGAATTCGAACAACTTTGGACAACGTCACAATATTACCAACAAGGTGACATTGTTTTATATGGAGGTTACACATATCTTGCTTTAAAAAGTAACATCGGCGTAACTCCATTAGTAACAGATTCAAGCGCCACATGGCAATTACAGATTGTTGGATACACATTCAAAGGCGACTGGGTAGGACAAACAATAGTAAACAACCAACTTACTCCATACGAATACAAAACAGGTGATGTTGTAACAGCAGGTGGTCATTTATACATCGCGGTTAGAACGCACAGCAACACAGATCCGAACACGGATACAACCTACGATCCTGGTACAGATACTCCATTCCCATGGCAAAAACTTGTAGATGCTCATGCTTGGAAAGGTCCTTGGAAAACACAAGACATCGGTGGCAAAACTGGTGAGTCAACTTATTTCCCAGGAGATGTAGTTTCAGTTGCAGGTACAATATATAGATGTATACTAACACACGAAGCAAATTCATCAGATGCTAAACCACCGTTAGACTTTGCATCTGAAAACGTTGGACCATATTGGGTATTATTAGCACAAGGTCACGCACCAAACGTATTGGAATATCCAGGTGATGTTAAAACAGTACAATCAGATTCAACAAGATTAAGAATAGGTTTAGGAACGGCGGGACAATTATTAAAAGTAAACACAAACGGTTTACCTTATTGGGAAGACTTTGAAGTAGTACAAAAAGTTTTCTATGTTGCTCCAGAAGGAAATGACACAATTAATAATGGAGATAAATTATCTGCTCCATTCAAAACTATAAAATATGCTTGTGATTACATTCAACAAGATTTAAACAACAGAGCACCAGCAACTGTTTTTGTTAAAACAGGAATTTATGAAGAAATATTACCAATCACAGTTCCAAGAGACGTTGCTATTGTTGGAGATGAATTAAGAAGTACAACAATTAAACCTGCGTCAGGATATGAAACAGGTTATGATATGTTCAGAGTAAACAACGGAACTGGTATTAGAAATTTAAGTTTAATGGGACTAACAGGTTCTTTGGGAGCGATGAATTCCTATGGTACAAAACGTCCAACAGGTGGAGCATTTGTTACCTTAAATCCAGGAACAGGTCCAACAGACGCAAGTGCATGGATTACAAGTAAATCTTGTTATGTACAAAACGTTTCTACATTTGGTACAGGTTGTATTGGAATGAAAGTAGACGGCGATTTACACAATGGTGGTAACAAATCAATTGTTGCCAATGACTTTACACAGGTAATTGACCAAGGTATTGGTTATTGGGCAAACGGTGAAGGTAAATCGGAACTTGTATCTGTGTTTACGTACTATTGCCACATAGGTTATCTTGCTACAAACGGTGGAAAAGTTAGAGCAACAAACGGAAACAATTCATATGGAGATTTTGGTTCGGTTGCAGAAGGTGTTACACCAACTGAAACAGCAATTACGGCAAAAATTAACAACAGAACAAAAGAAGCGACTGTTGACGCAGTTTACAATGATGAAAACGAAATATTTGCATTTGCTTATGCTCATGCAGGTCAGGATTACACATCAGGAACAATTACAATTTCAGGTTCAGGTGCAGGAGCGGCAGGTACTCTTGGATATGCAAACACACGTGATGGTGGTGTAAACAGAATTAGATTAATGGGTCCTGGAGATTCTACTCCAGCAGGAGGTGCCGGTTATACAAGTATATCTGGTCCAGCAATTTCAGGTGATAAAACATCTATCAAACTTAATGCACAATTTCAAGGTACGTCGGCACAGACTATTGGACAAAGAATATACATAAGAGAAGGTACAGGTAGAGGACAGTACGCGATAGTTGATACTTTTAACGAAGTGACAAAAGTTGCAACAGTTAAAAAAGAATTTGATAATACACCAGGTTGGCAACATTTACTAGGTGGCTTCCCGATTGCGGCTGTATTAGATCCATCTACAAAATATTTCATCGAGCCTAGAGCCAGTTTTGCAGAACCAAGTTATACTAGCACAACTCCAAATTTAGCGATAGCAGGTGATTATCAAGTTGGTTGTCATGGAAGAATAGGTTCTTCTAACATCACAGTATTATTAGGTTCTGGCAGAGGTTCTAGAACATCAGACGGTACAAACTTTACTACTTGTAGTGGTGTATCCACAACTACTTGGAATGATATCGAAGCAAATCAAAATAAATTTATAGCAGTTTCGTCAAGCGGTGTAGTAAACACATCTAACGATGGTGCTACATGGAGTGACATAAGTGGTTCAGTTGGTTCAGACACATTCACAGGTGTTGCGGCGATTGGAACAACTTGGATAATTGTATCAGACACAGGTATTATATATCGTTCAACAGATAACGGTTCAAGTTGGACAAACTCACAAGTAGAACCATATGATGGTTCAACTCCGATATTTAAATATGTTGCGGCAGGTAACGGATTGTTTATAACTTCTAACCAATACGGACAAACTTGGGAATCAGTTGATGATGGTGTTACATGGCAATTGGCGGCAATAGTTGGTGGACAAGGTGTAGGTGGTTACAAATATCTTGCAAAAGATTTAGTTTTCAAAAATGGAAAATTCTTAATGCCTGTACAAGATTCACCATTAGATGATTCAACGTCATTGAATAAAATTTTTGTAACAAACGCTAACGTGGCACAAAGTTCTACAAGTGCAGTTACAACTTGGACTGAATCAGATACTTTACCACACAGTGGACCTTACAAAGTTACAGGTATGCAAGGAACTTTTGTGGCAATCACTGCAAATGGTGAGGTAGCATACAGTTACGATGGTATGTGTTGGAAACAATTAACAGGAACACTTTCAGGAACATATGACAAAATTGTTGAAGGAAGAAATTCAGGTGGTTACTTTATTCCACTAAAAACAACTGCAATGAGTTCAGCAACTGTAATGAAAAAAGGTGCTCCACCATTAGCAAGAGTTATTACAAACGCAGGAAAACTTTCAAAAGTACAAATTTTTGATCCAGGAAGTGGTTATTCGGCGGCGCCTAACATAACAATTACTGATAATAGAAATACTATAGATGCACAACTGCAATGTAGAATTGCAAATGGTGTACTAGGGCAACCTACATTTACAAACAGAGGTACAGGATTTATAAATGTAAGTGCAACAATTACTGGTGATGGTTTAGCAGATGAATATCAAGTTGGAAAAGTTGTACAAATAAAAGATTTATCACGTGAACCTGGTCCAGGAGACTTGTTATACGTGACTGGAATCGCAGATCAAATATATAGAGTTACACAAATTACAAACGTAAGTGGAAGTGCACCAAACTTATCAGCAACGTTTAGAATATCACCAAGTTTTAAAGAAAATGAATCTCCGGATCATGAAACAACGTTAACTATCAGACAACAATATTCACAAATTAGATTAACTGGACACGACTTCCTAGATATAGGTACTGGTGGAACAAGCACAACAAACTATCCAGACTTATACACTAACCTAGGATTTACTACTGGTTATGAAGCACAACAAAATAAAGAAGTTAAAATGAGTGGTGGTGGAAGAGTATTCTACACTTCAACTGACCAAGATGGTAACTTTAGAACAGGTGAATTGTTTGAAGTAGAACAGTCAACAGGTATTGTAACACTAAACGCAGACTTATTCAACCTATCAGGATTAAGTGAATTAAGTTTAGGTGGTGTTGTATTAGGTGGTACAGAAGTTGTAATTAGAGAATTTAGTACAGACGAAACTATGTCTGCCAACTCTAATGAAAAAGTTCCAACGCAGAAAGCAGTTGTTTCTTACATTGGAAACAGAGTATCTGGCGGTGGTGCTAACTTGAACGTTTCTGGATTTAGAGCAGGTCAAGTTAAAGTAAGAAATGCCGAAATATTTAACGAAGCATTTCCAACTAATGGAACTATTACGTTCCCACAAACCACTGAATTAGCAGGTGGAATTGACGGTTACTTGATGGCATTAAACTATTTTACAGGTGGTGTTGCAAGTACAGAATTAAATGAAGGAGATCCGATTAGTGCAACAGACCCATCTAACGGATATGGACAATAATGATAAATAACTTTAATAAGAGGAAATTTTAACCCATGGCAGAGTTTAAACTAGGTAGAATACGTTTTGTATGGAAAGGTGCTTGGTACACGAGCACTATATACAGTGTAGATGACGTTGTAAGATACGGTGGTAGAACATATATCTGTGTTGTCAACCACACGGCTAACGCATCATTTCAAGTTGATTTAACAGCGGCAAATTGGGCGTTGATGTCCGATGGTCAAGAATGGAAAGGCGATTGGAGTCTTAACACAACTTACAAACCAAACGATATTGTAAAATACGGTGGTTACATTTACATTGCTAACACAGGACACACATCTAGTTCAAGTGCATCAGACGGATTAGAAGTTGATTCTTCTAAATGGGATTTATTCATTGAAGGTTTTGATTACAAATCATCTTGGGCAATCAACACAAGATACAAAGTTAACGATTTAGTAAAATACGGCGGAGTAGTTTATCTTTGTATAACAGAACACACTTCAGCGGCAACAACCGCAGATGGTTTAGAAACTGATCAAGCGAAATGGGAAGCATTTTCAAAAGGATTCAATTGGTTAAACACTTGGGCAACTAGCACAAGATACAAATCAAAAGACACAGTTTCATATGGTGGACAGATTTATGTTTGTATAACAGGTCACACATCAAACGCATCGGCGGCATCAGGATTAGAAGCCGACCAAGCGAAATGGGAATACCTACACAAAGGTATAGAGTACAAAGGTGCTTTCGCAGGTACAACAAGATACAAAGCAAACGATGTTGTTAAAGGTGGAGCAAACTTATACATCTGTACAACAGGTTACACATCAACAACAGATATAAATGCAGATGCATCTAACTGGTCATTATTTGTTCCAGGTTTAGAATTTGAAGATTCATGGAGTTCAGCAACAAAATATCAACCAGGTGACACAGTTACTTACGGTGGTTACCAATATGTTGCAAAAACTTTAAACGAAAATAAAGTTCCGTCAACGCAAACAAGTGACTGGGCATTATTTGTAACAGGATTTAATTTAAGAGGCGACTACAACAACGGAACAGCATACAAAACTGGTGACGTTGTAAGAGTTGGTGGTTTCACTTACATAAACATTGCAGACTCAACAGGTAATAGACCACCTAACGTTGTATACTGGAACAAACTTAATGAAGGTATGTACTGGAAAGGCAACTGGGCCAATGCAACTTATTACGACAAAGGTGATATTGTAAGAGGAACATTAAACACAGATACATCTTATATTTGTGTTGGTTCGCACACATCGAACAATCAAGCACCAAGCACAATCAATCAACCAGATTATCCAGCAGGAGCAGGTGTAGACACATCTAACTGGCAATTATTATCAGGCGGTCCTGAAAATGATGTATTATCTGCACAAGGTGATATTTTAATTTACGGTGCATCTGGTCCACAAAGATTACCAATTGGCACATCGGGACAAGCATTAGTTGTTAATGCGGCAGGTACTTTACCAGAATGGGGCAACGTAGGTAAAATTGATCAAGTTTATTATGTAAGTCCAAATGGAACGGACAAACCAGCACCAACATCAGGTGTAACTTTAGATAGAGCATGGAAAACAATTAGATATGCACTTCATGAAATAGATAAAGGTCCTAGAAACCCACAAGCGGCTTATATGCTTACAAGAAACAAAGCATACATCCAAGATGAAACTATTGCTTGGATCAATGCACAGATTGCCGGTAACGTTCCACCATTTACAACTTCGTTCACATACGGCGCAGTAAAATGTAGAAGAGACATTGGTATAATCATTGACGCAACAATCTATGACTTAACACACGGTGGAAACATTAAATCAAGATTTGCGGCATTAAATTACTTTACACCAGCAGGTGCTTCTTATGTAACAGGACAAACGTCTGAAACAGCGGCGTCTATTGTTCAGGCAAGTGCTATTGCTAAATTAGTTGTTGCAAACGGAACACACAGTAACTTACAAGGTTCAACACCTAAGTATGCAAATGCGGCTTACACAGCAGAAGAAGGTACAACTACACTAATTGAAACATTGATGAAATATTCATCAGATGCAATCACGGCAGGTAACGTAACAAGTGTACCAGTAGCAAACAATCCAAACATTACTTTAAATGTTAAAACAGGAATTTACAACGAAATTCTTCCAATGAGAGTTTCAAGAAACACAGCAGTTGTTGGAGATGAATTAAGATCAACAAACATCAGACCAGCGGCTTCAGTTGTTAACTCTTCAGATGTACAATACAGTCTACAAGGTATACAACGTATGGAAGCAATTATAAGCGATGTTGTACAAAACAACTCAGTAACAAAAACACCATCAGGTGGTGTTGTGTCAGTTACTATGCCAGGTGGTTACATAGGTGTAACTCAAGGTACAGGAACAGCAGTTTCTTCAACTGGTGGTGATGGTACAGGTGCAACATTTAATATCACAACTAACGCATTTGGTTTCGTAACTAATTTAACAGTGGCGGCTCCAGGACAAAGTTATATAATTGGAAACAATATTACAATACCAGCAAGTACAGTTATCGTTGGAACAAGTGGTAACACAACACTTGGTGTTGCAGTTACTTTCCCAGTTACAGCAGTAACTTCAGGAAACACACTAACACAGAACACAGATGCTCCGGCAGGTAACGCGACTGTTGGTACTAGAGCGGCTACAATCGCTGATCAAATTGAGAAGTACATTGACTTCAAAATCAACGCAAACGGTTCGGAACCAGCACTTCAAGGTAGCAATATTGCTGAATTTACAGCGGCTTACACAGATGCAAGATTAAGACTTTTAGCAAACAAAGAATTTATTGCCAAAGAGGCGGCTGAATATGTGAAAAGACAAAACCCAGGCGTAAGTTTTGTTGTTGCAGATTGTGAAGATGACATCAAAGATTACGTAGACGGAATTATTCACGACTTACAATACACTGGTAACCAAAGATCATTACAAGGTGCAGAATGGTATGTGAACGCAGTACAAGGTTCAACTACTAAAAATATGTTCCATATGAGAAATGCAACTGGTTTAAGAAACTGTACACTACAAGGTTTAACAGGAACACTAGGATCAGCAAACAGTTATGGTACAAAACGTCCATCAGCAGGTGCTTTTGTTTCACTAGATCCAGGATACGGTCCACAAGATTACAAAACATGGATTGCTACTCCGGCGGCAGGTACATTATCATACACACCAACTAATGGTACATATGATCCTGCAACAGGAACAACAGTATTAACAATTGGTGCTCACAACATGGAAGCAGGTGAGTCTGTTAGAATTACAACAGCAAGTTTAAGTTTCCAATGTTCACAGGACAACTACAACACAACTCATGCTTATCCAAGAACAACTGACCCAGCGGCAGGTAAAGAATTATTAATCGAAGCAGTCACTGACACAACAATTCAAGTTAATGTTGGTGCAAGTGGCGGCGGAGACCAATACATTCACAGATGGGTAAGTGCATCAGCAAACTCAGTACAACAAGAAGTTGTATGTAGAGTAGGTGGTAGATCACCTTACGTACAAAACGTAACAAACTTTGGTACAGCGGCAATTGGATTAAAAATTGATGGTAACTTACACGAAGGTGGTAACGATTCAATCGTTGCTAATGACTTCACACAGGTAATTTCCGATGGTATAGGTGCTTGGGTAACTAACTTAGGTAGAGCAGAACTTGTTTCTGTATTCTCATACTACGGACACATAGGTTACCTTGCAGAGAACGGTGGAAAAATTAGAGCAACAAACGGTAACTCATCATATGGTGACTTTGGTTGTGTGTCAGAAGGTGTTGACTCAACAGAAGTTCCAATTACAGCAACAGTTGACAACAGATCAACAGATGCACTTGCAGATGTATTCACAGACGGAAGTGCGATACAGGCGCTATTCTACAAAAACGCAGGTAGAGAATATGTTGCTAACCAAGTAACTTTAACTTTCTCAGGTGATGGTTACGGATTGAACACACCAGCGGCAACAGTTAATACAGGTGGTATATACGAAATTAGAGTAACTGATCCAGCAGGTAACAACTTGGGTGGTGACGGTTACATTACAACAACTAACTCAGCACAAACAGGAACAACAACACAGATCACTTTAGCGGCGGCAGACAGCAGAGCCTCAAGTGCTTATGTTGGTATGTTCTTATTAATTACAGAAGGTAAAGGTGCAGGTCAATATGGTTACATTGACACTTACAGTTCAGCAAGTAAAATTGCAACAATTAAAAAACTTTCAGACAACAGTGCAGGTTTTGATGTACTAGGTGGCGTAAGTGTTGAAGCAAGTTTAGATTCTACAACAACTTATGAAATTACTCCAAGAGTACAGATAGGTGCACCGGCAGGAGATGGTTCAACTGCAACAAGAAACGCAGTTGGTATAGCAACAGTTGTAACAAATAAAATTACACAAATTAGAATGATCGATTGTGGTGCTTCTTACACAACTGCACCAACAATAACACTTGTTGATCCTAACAACACAGCGGACGCAACATTACAATCTTACATTGGTGATGGTGTGTTAGGTCCACCAACATTTGTTGCAAGAGGTATTGATTACAAAACAGCGGCAGTAACTATAACTGCACAAGGTACACAGGCAACTGTGACAGGTATCACACAGGCTGGACCTGCAGTGGTAACAACACAGGCGGCTCACAACTTTAGCACAGGTGATAGAGTTAAATTCACTGGTATAGTTGGAATGATAGAATTGAATACTGCTGTGTTCTATTATGTAAAAACTATAAACGCAACTACATTTTATCTTTTTGCTGATAATGACTTTTTAGTTCCAATAGATTCAACAAATTACACTGCATACTCAAGTGGTGGTACAGCAGAATTGTTTGGTGGATTTAGAGATTCACATCAATCAGGCAAATACATACAAGTAGAAAATTTAAGTGCTTTACCAAGAGCAGGAGCAAACATCGAGTTTGGTCACAGACCAGGCATTTACTACAAACTAGTTGCTATCACTAGTCAACTTGGAACACAAACACCTTACAGTGCATTGTTACAAGTTTCACCAAACGTGACGGCGCAGTATGCACCTGACCATGGAACAAGTTTATCTATAAGAATTAGATATTCACAAAACAGATTAACAGGACACGATTTCTTAGATATTGGTACTGGTAACTTCACTTCAACGAATTATCCAGGCTCACCAAATCAGAATCCAATACCGGCTAACGAAACTGTTGAAGGCGGCGGAGGTAGAGTATTCTTTACTTCAACTGACCAAGACGGTAACTTCAGAGTTGGTGACTTGTTCAACGTAGAACAGGCAACAGGTATTGCGTCATTGAATGCAGATGCATTCAACATTTCAGGACTACAAGAATTACAGTTGGGAGATCTAGCATTAGGAGGATCTAGTGCTTCAATTAACGAGTTTTCAACTGATGGAACGATGGCGGCTAACTCAGACGCTATTGTACCAACACAAAGAGCAATACGAACTTATATCGCTTCACAGATCGGTGGTGGTGCTAGTTCGCTCAATGTTAACTTAATTACTGCTGGATTAGTGGTAATTACGGGTAATACAATAAGTACAAGTAACAACAGTAAAATTACTATTAGCAGTGTTGCAAACTTCACAAAAGGTGTAACTGGTGTGCCAATAGCGATGAATATGTTGATACATAGTTAATAATAAAAAGAAGGAGAAAAGGACATGGCATCAGGAAGAATAGGAAAAGCAAATCTTACTGCCGCTACCAATACCACTGTGTATACGACACCTGCTTCAACTTTCACGGTTGCATCAGTATCGTTTTGTAACAGAGGTAATCAAGCCATTAGTGTCAGATTAGCGGTGGCGGATAGTGCAACTCCAGATAACGCAGAATTTGTTGAATTTGAAACAGAAATTCTGTCTCATGGGGTGTTAGAAAGAACAGGTTTGGTACTGAGTGCAACACAGAAATTGGTTGCATACTCTAGTGCGGCTAACGTAAGTGTGGTAGTTACTGGTATAGAAACAAGTACTGCTTAATTTTGTGTAGAATAACATAAATAGTATAAACGAAGGAAACAAAAAAAATGGGAAGATACATATCAACAACTGGAACTGCTGGAGTATCCACTAAAATAGTGAGTACAACACACCAAGCGGCGGTAAATGAGAGAATCTTAGCAAACAGTTCTTCAGGAACGTTTACAATAACGTTACCTACGAACACTAGTTTATTGACAAATGATACAATTCAAATCATCGACGCAAACTCTAGTTTCGGAACTAACGCGGTAACTGTTGCAAGAAATTCATCTTTAATTCAAGGAGCGGCAGACGATTTGACTCTTGACTTAAATGGTGCAATAGTAACTTTAATTTACACAGGTTCGACTTATGGTTGGATCGTAGGTGCTGTATAATATTTTTTATTATACTACACTTATAAAACTAATTGGGAATCGGAGACTATGGCAAGTTTAAAATCATTACTCGGTACAAAGCAAGATGCATTCGTATCGGTTGCGGAATCTAACCTAGAAAAAGGTCAGATTTTTACATACCATAACGGTGCAAACTACTCTAGAATATGGTGCGGATTTTGTTTCCATCCAAGCGTATCTGGAACAGCAGTAGTAGAGGCGTGGGGAGCAGGTGGCTCTGGCGCTGAGATGTGTTGTTGCGGTTTTGGTCTTCCAGGTAACTCAGGTGCCTATGTTAAGAAAACAGTTGTGATGTCAGTCGGCGACTACATTTGTGGTTGTACTGGTATATCTTGCGGAAATTCATCAGATTTATGTTTTAGAGGTTGTTCAGAACCTACCATGTTAAGATTTTGCATAGGTGGCGCAGAGACTTGCGTGTGTGCAGAAGGTGGTAGAGGTGGAATAACTTATTGTTCAACTAATAACAGTTTTTATTGTTGCTACAGAGCAAATGGTTTCTGTGTAACAAAAACAGACAATAACCAATGTGGAATTATTTGTAACCAATGTAACGGTGCATGGGTAGCCTGTGCATACGGTGGTGAAACAAATAAACCAGGATTAAATTCTTGTGTATCAGCATTTGGTTGTTATCCATCATGTATTTGTATGTTTAATCACCACATTCCAACTCCAGCGGGACAAGGTTCCAAAGAGGGAAGGATGATTGTATATACAAATGACAACAGTAACGATTTTGCACAATGGTCAGGTCAAGGTCATCACCAACACAGAGCAAATTTAGGATCAGGTAGATTTCCAACAGGCGGTATACCTTGGTCATCTTGTTGGGGTTTCAGTGGTGCTTGTGGTTGTTATGAAAACGACGGTTGTGTTCCAGTGCTTCCAGTAGGAACTGGTGGTAGAGGACCTAACCCTTGTCCAGGTGTTAGAGATCACGCAATCAGAGGTGGCTTTGGAGCAGTAAGGATTAGATTTATTAGTTAAGGATTTATTATGGCAAGTTTAACAACATTATTACAAACCAAATATGATTTTGCAGTAGGTAACGAGACTAACCTAGAGCAAGGAAGAATTTATCAGTACTATCCAGGCAGTGCTAGAGGTACAAACTTTAGATGTCACGTATGTTGGGTAGCACCATCGGCTGGTACAGCAACTATTGAGATATGGGGTGCTGGTGGATCAGGTGCAGAGATGTGCTGTTGTGGATTTGGTATTAACGGAAATCCAGGAGCATACAGTAAAAAAGTTTTAACAATGGCATCAGGCTGTTTCATTTGTGGAATAGTTGGTCAGTCATGTGGTAACGCAGATGACCTATGTCACAGAGGTACTTCAGAGTCAACACAAATTTGTTGGTTTGCAGGCGGTGCCGACGGTTGTATGTGTGCCCAAGGTGGTAAGGGTGGTTACTCTTACTGTTCAACAGGTAACTCAGGTTACTGTTGTTTTGTAGCAGGTGCTTTCTGTAACACACAAGGCGGAGATTCATACTGCGGAATTATTTGTAACTTTAAAGATTCATCAAGTGAACCAACTTTCTGTGCCCAAGCATATGGCGGAGATAATAACTGCTACGGCGGATTCAGTTGTTTCTATTTTAGAGGATGTCAACCAAACTGTAACTGTAGACAAGTTCCAGTTCTTAGATTCCCACCAGGACAGATATCTACAAAAGGTGGTGAAGTACACTACACATTAGATTCTGACAATGGAAGATCACAATGGTCAGGAATGGGTGGTTGGATGAATGCCTCACACGGATTTAACCTTGCAACAAGATCACCAACACAGGGTGGTCCATACACTGCTTGTTGGACAGGTAACAGAAGTTGCGGTTGTTATCAAGCAAATGGTTGTATACCTTTCATGCCAGCAGGAATTGGTGGACAAGGTCCAAGACCATGTGATGGTGTAAGAGATCACGCACACAGAGGTGGTCATGGTATGATTAGAATTAAATTTGTAAGTACTACTAGTGATTACGATCTAGATAGTGCACCGTAAGGATAAGGAGTAAATATAGTATATGGCTAGTTTAAAAGGATTATTAACTAATAGAAACCCAGCAGAGATGGTTGAGGAAAACCTAGAGACTGGATATATCTACGTATGGACTCCAGGTACTAACTACACTAACTTTTGTAATGGTGTATGTTGGACGGCTCCAGCGGCTGGTAAGGCTCACATAGAAATATGGGGAGCAGGCGGTTCAGGTGCTAGAATGTGTTGTTGTGGTGACGGATTACCAGGCAACGCAGGTGGATATTCTTATAGAGAAATTACTGTAGAAGCAAACGACACACTAACAGGATGTACAGGTATGCCTTGTCAGGCTCACCCATTATGTCACTCAGGATGTTCTAACCCAACAGGTATTTGTTGGATAACAGCATCTAACGGAAATGGCTGTATGTGTGCAAGAGGTGGTTACGGTGGAAAATCAATGTGTACAACAGGAAGTTCTTTATACTGTTGTTACAGAGCACAAGGATTCTGCACTGTAAGATGTAACAATGATAACTGTGGACTAGTTTGTAACGTATGTACAGACGGTAGTACAGATTCATGGCAGTCGTGTGCTTATGGTGGAACAATTAACTGTTGCGGACAATTCGGTTGTGTATCATTCTTTGGATGTTGCCCACACTGTAAATGTAGATTCCAGCAACACGTTCCGATTCCAGCAGGACAATTTGCTGTTAACGGTGCGTTGATTACTTTCCAGAAAGAGTCGGATGGAACTCCGATGTCTAACTGGTCAGGTAACCAAATATTCCAATACTATGCGGCTTTGAACTCAGCATCTAAAACGCCAAGACAAGGAACTCCAGACTCACACTGTTGGAGATCAGATAGAGCGTGTGGATGTTATGAAATGCAAGGATGTAACAACTATCTACCAGTGGGTGGTGGCGGAATTGGCCCTAACCCATGTCCTGATGTAAGAGATCACGGAATCAGAGGTGGATTCGGAGGAGTAAGAATCAGATTTGTTGCTTCATAATAATTGAAGTTAGATAAATAAAACTGTAAGAGGATAAAAACAATGTTTACAAAAGAATTTAGTATAGCAATGCCAAATGAACCACTAAAGAACGACTTTAGTGACAACACAACTATCACAGGAACTTACAAAGGTCCAAGATACATTAAAATCGAGTACAACAACGAATCTAAAGTTGTTGGTAACTGGATTGATGAAGGTGACACAGAGGCAGAATTTGCAGGTAACCCAGTAGCAGAAGGTTATACATCAACAACTTTAGACGCAGATGTTGATACAAAATGGGTTGCATACATAACAGGTTTTTATTCAACAGGTGACGTTGCTGACTACGAAGAAGACTTAGGCACAACAGATGGTAACGGTGACGCAGAAAAATTTACTTTTTACTGGCACGATGGTTCAGGTGTACTTGCACAGATTTACAATCAAGGCACAATGAAATTTGAAGACGGTGCTATCACAGAACCTTCAGTAAGAGTTCACACAGTATCAGAAGCAGATTTCACAGAATCAGTAAACAGCCATATTGCTAACGCAACAACAGAAGCGGCAAGAGATGTTTACTCAGATGATGAAAAAACGGCTATCAATGCTTACAAATCTACACTAGAAGGTTTAAGCACAAAATACAGTGGTAAAGATCACTGGAAAATTCCTTTCCCACAACAACCAGACTACAAATAATAATTTGCCATGGCAACTGTAACAAGAGTAAACGGATCAGGTCTTTCAACAGCAGGAAACGTTTTTTACCCAGGTGCATTTGCATTTAAAATTTTAGTAAAAATTGCAAACGGTACAGCAGTTGATTTAAGAGCAGAAGATGATGCCCTTGACGAAACAGTAGAAGCAATTTGCAAAGAAATTAATCCTTTAGTTTATTGTACTACAGACGACAACAGTGGGACAATGACTGTTGTATGTGATAACAGTGCAACAGCGGCGGACTTACAAGCACGTATTAGACTAATTGGTAGAGCGGAAAACTATCCAACAAGCACAGTTACAGCAGTTGGACCAAATACTATTGATACAAGCGGTACATTAGTAACTCTCGCGGCAACATTAACAGCAACGTAATCCAAAAAACACCAATCATTTTTAAAAGCAAGGTTTCGTTCACAAAATAAGTACGAGTATGCCTTACAAAAAGATTGAAGTAGATGAAGCAGACAAATACTCACAAGATGATTTGAATCATCTCACATTTATCAACAATAAAATCCCATTCGACGTCACACTACCAAATCAACCATACGTAGACGATTTCAGCGAAGGTGTAACTCACCCTTGTTTTTACACAGGACTGAATTTCATGAGAGTCAATAGACGTATCAAGGATGGATTGATATTGGAAGTTCTAGTAGAAGCAATGAGCCTGGAAGAAATAGAATCTAGAAAGATTATTCACGACGAGGGTTGCGACAGTTTTATAATTGATGCGAGAGAATATCCATGGGAAGCGGCTTTTATCAGTGGTAGATACTATCATGAAGATGTTCCAAACTATGTAGAGGAAATAGGCACAACAGATTTCTGGGGCAAACCAGAAGTTTGGGAGTATGTGCATTCACCTGAAACAGGATTAATGGCACAAATTTATTATGTGGGATCAATGCATTACAACGACGGCAAATATAGCACACCAAAATTTAGAGCACACATAATCGAACGCGAATCATTTGATATGAACGTACAGGTACACATCAAAGACTGTGTTAGAGAAGCAAAAAGAGATGTTTACAACACGGAAGAAAGAGATTATATTATTAAGTATGGTGAATGGTTAAAAACAGTGCCTCAAACATACAAAAATATCAAGCATTGGAAGATATTATTCCCTCAACTTCCCGAGTTTAAACCCTAATCAGACTTAACATACCTTTAGCAGACCAATCATTAAATAAATTATATGAGCAATTCGAAAAGACCTAAGGCTTTTTTTCTAAATGGCGGAATGGGAAGAATAATATCTGCGATTCCTGCCTTGGAAAAATATTATGAATCAAAGGAAGATCCTGATTTTATTATTGTGATTGAAGGTATTTGTAATATCCTAAATGGACATCCAACATTGGATAATAAAACTTATGATATGTATCATAAAAATTTATTCCACACAAAATTAATTAACATGGACATAGTAAGTCCTGAACCTTACAGACTGAATGAATATTTCAATCAGAAATGTGACATCGCCCAAGCATTTGATATACTGATTAACAAAAAAGGAGTAAGAAAATTGCCTGCTCCAACGTTAATATTAAGTAAAGAAGAACTTTTAGAAGGAAGAAAAGCAGTAGATGAAATAAAAGAAAAAGTTAAGAAAGAAAAATTAGTCATCATACAACCTTTTGGACGTGCTATTACACAAATAGATAATTCTTTCATAGACAAAAGCAATAGAAGTATAGAATTCACAAATTTAAAAAAAATTATTAAAAAATTACAAGAAAAAGATTGGGCAGTATGCGTAATGGCTGAGTTCGGAATAGAATTTAAAGACGCAGGATTTAAAGATGAGGTTGCTATTCCTGAAATAGCAGATTTACGTAACTGGGCAGGTTTAATAAAGTATGCAGATCACTTTTTAGGATGTGATAGTGTAGGTCAACATCTTGCAAAAGCAATGGAAACTCCAGCAAGTGTTGTTATGGGAGCAACGTATCCGATAAACACTTCATATCCAGACGATAAAAGTTTTAAAATTATTGATATGGGACAATTTGATAGAGAATATGACCCTATAAGAATAAGTTTCGATGAAAGGATCAGTAGAAAGCATGAAAGAATTATGTCAATGACTCCTGAAATAGAAGATTATGTAGTGTCTGCTGTTAACGGAGATCCAATAGAGGAATAACATGAGTGATGATTTAAACAAATACAACAAAACAGGATACATAGCCGCAGTGGCAAGAGGTCACAACGCAGGTGTATGTTTACTGAAAGACGGCAAAATAGTATTTTCAATAGAAGAAGAAAGACTATCAAGAAGAAAATATGATGGTGGTCCTTATGCTTCCATGTTTGAAATATTAAAATACACGGACAAGATTGATTACCTAATAATTGCACATACACAATCATTGAAAGATCCATCTACTGGCAGAGTAGATTATTCAGGAGATGATGTATACACAGGTATTGCTAGAAAGTTAGGATTAATAGATCCATACATTCATAAGATAGAACATCCACAAGTTATTGACTTATCACATATACACCACAAACTTCATGCCGCGTGTGCATTTTATAGATCAGGTTTTGACAAAGCAGTTGCAGTGATTGTTGACGGTGCAGGAACTTTTATACCTATTAAGAATAGTGTAGCAGGTGACATGACTGTATTTGAAGTTGAAAGTATATTCAGTTGTGATTATCCTAATGATATCTTTGCACTGTACAAACATTATGCAACAGGCACAGCAAGTCCAGGAGGTTACTATCCTGAAATGGATTCGGAAAGTATTAGTGAACCAGGAAAAACACATGAAGCATTATTCACAGACAAAGCAGGCATAACAAAAACATATGAAGCAATAACTCAGTATTGTGGATTCAGTGCCATTGAGGCAGGAAAGACTATGGGATTGTTTCCTTATGGAAAGAAAAATGATGTAATACCACCACTGTTTCAAAAAGAAGGAAAATTTGAATTATCAAATAGAAACTTTATCATACCAACTTACCCAAATGCGGCGCAGGTAAACAGTCAAATATATCCTTTTGTGGATGCTAATCCTGATTCTGATAAAGGCGAAGATTGGACAAAAATGCAAAACAGAAGAGACATGGCTTACGCAGTACAAAAAGAAACACAGAAACAATGTTTAGATTTAATTTACAAAGCAGTTGAGATGAGTGGATGTAAAAATGTTGTGTTTTCTGGAGGATACGGATTAAATTGTGTGGCAAATTATTATTATCTTGAAAGTTTACAAAAAGACGGTATTAAGTTATATGCTGAACCAGTTTCAAATGATGCGGGAACGGCAATGGGTGCGGCTATGTTGTTCTATTACAGCCTTACACAAACAAAAGAAAAGAAAGTTGATGCACCAACTTTGTACTTAGGTCCAAAAAGAGAATACACACAAGAGCAAATAAGCGGAATATGTCAAAGACCAGGTGTTGTTTTAGAAGATTGTGACGATTCTAAAGTTGTAGAACTTTTAGTTAATAAAAATATTGTATCAATATTCCAAGGGCAAAGTGAAAATGGTCCTAGGGCATTAGGTAATAGAAGTATTTTGTTTGATCCAAGATTCAAAGACGGTAAAGATTATGTAAACAGAGTGAAAAACCGTGAATACTTTAGACCATTTGCTGGAACAATACTTCATGATTACGTGCATGATTGGTTTGATCTACGTGGAATGGAAGAAACTCCACATATGATGTATGCTGTAAACTGTCAACCAGGTATAGAAGAGAAGATTCCAAGTATAATTCACGTGGACGGTACTTGCAGAATACAATCTGTGAAACGTGAACAGAATCCTTTGTATTATGACCTAATAAAAGAGTTCCATAAACAAACAGAATGTCCTATAATTTTCAATACATCATTTAATTTAGGTGGTGAACCATTAGTTGAGACATTAGAAGACGCAGTAAGAACATTACAACACAGCGAAATAGAATATCTATATTTGCCAGAGTACAAAAAGATAGTAAAGGTTTTAAATGGCTAGAAAAACAGCAATATTTGTAAACGGTGGTGCAGGTAGAAGCATAAGTTCAATACCAGCAATAGAAAAATACATAGAAGAGAACGCAGATCTAGATCCAATTATCATTTGCGAAGGTGGTACAGATGCATACAAAGGTCATCCTAAACTACATTATAGAGCATATGACAATTGGCACAAAAATTTATTCCAAGATTTATTAAAAGATAGAGATTTATTATCGCCTGAACCATATAGAGTATGGGAATATTACAATCAAAAATGTAGTTTAGGTCAAGCATATGATATAGCAATAAATGATAAAGGAATTAGAGATTTGCCAAGAGCAAATTTAAAATTAAGCAAGGAAGAAATATTATTAGCACGAAAAATGATTGCGGAAGTCAAAGAAAAAACAGGAAAAGATAAGATTGTTGTATTCCAACCTTTCGGCAGAGGCGCACAGCCAGAAAAACTTGATGAAAAACAAAAAGAAAAACAACCTGACATAATAGACTCTACAGGAAGAAGTGTAGAACTACAAAATGTTTGGAATATTGTACGTAAATTAAGCAAAGATTATGGTGTAATGGTAATGAGTGAATTTCCATTAGACTTTGGAAAGCACATACCCAATAAACCAGTGGCATTGCCTATGGGAACACACATTAGAGTATGGATGGGTATTATTCAACAAGCGGATCATTTTGTTGGTTGCGATTCAGTGGGTCAACATATTGCTCATTCATATAATAAATCAGCAACTGTGATAATAGGCTCTACGTATCCTATTAATACTACTTTTCCAGATGATGAAAAATTCAATGTAATTGATTTAGGTAAAGATGAACGTGTGTACAGTCCAATAAGAGTCACTTCAGATGAGTTTTCAGACAGACTTAATGAAGGTATTATGGCTATGGATGAGGAAGTAGAAACACGTATTATTAAATCTGTACAAAGGCTTATCAAACACGGCAAAAACGCCCGTAAATAACCTATATCTACGTATTCCACAACTACTGCCAATTAGGTAAATACACTATAACAAGGGATTTTCGACTATGTTTGATGTATCAAGATTTTTTGGCAAGGGTGATAAAAACACGCTTCTTTTGAAGAATGGTTTAAATTTTTCACACAATGGGCCATATGGAGTTGTAGAGGACGGTCTAGTATTAGACAAGTTCCATGTGAATACGTTTTCATCGGCTGAATATGCCATACAAGTTGACTACGATACTAACAACAAAGAACTTATTAAAATGTTAGTAACAGCAAGTCCCAATCAATCAGCACTTACAATATATGCTAGAACAAATTTAGGAAACAATCTAATAACAATAGACAGCACAGTAGACAATTCATTGTGTAAAATAACAGTAAGTCCTACGGATAAAACTCAAACAGAGAAATATTCAGGATCTAAAATAATATTCAGTGCCACTTATTTTGCAACGCAAAATGCATTAGTGGGAGGAAGTCAGGTAACAAGTTAATATGGCAGTAGTAAAAAGACCTTTCATAAGTGAAAATGGTTTTCAAAGTACAGGATTCGCAGTTGATACGGCAGGTAACGTAACTGTCCGTACAATTACTAACACATATACTCCACCTGCTCCGGCAGTGGTTCCAGATTTTAATGTAGAGGAAACATCAGGTGCTTTTACATGGAAAAAAGACGGTACAGCAGTTGCAGGAAACAATCCAACAATTACTATAGAACGTGGTAAAACATATTCTATAAATTTAACTTTAAACAGTTTAGCATTTAACATTTACAAAGCAGATACAGGTAACAGTGCTGTTCCAGGATTACTTTACAGCACAGGATTATCACACACAAACATTGTAACTGGTTCGACATTAGTTACAGGAAGTAAAAATTTCTCACAAACTTGGCAACAAGCAACTACTGGAGCAAATAGAACTGCACAATATTTTGTGCCTGACACAACAGGAACGTCATATGCAACTAAAAAATTACCAGTTGTAATTGCTTTACATGATTCAGGTAGCACTAGTGCAACAGGATTAGCGTCAATAAATTACATTACAAATTCAGTGTTAATTGCGCCTCAAGGTTACAATAACACATGGAACGTAGGATATCAATCTAGTAAAGCAGATGATATAGCATTGTTAGATTCAATTATTGCTGACTTGGCAAATTATGATAACGTTGATACAAGAGAAATTACAATAATAGGTTATGGAAACGGTGCTCAGTTGGCTCTACAATATTCTAATTACAATCAATCTGCAACAATAAAAAATATAATTTGTTACAATGGTCTTCTACACATGGACCAATACAATTCTACTTTAGGAAAATTTTACAATTATTCTTTAAATTCTGTAGACAACGATACATCAACTGAAATTAGTTGGAGTGAACTTACACCAATAGGACAAAGACAAGTATTAATGTTCAATGGTGAACAAGAACTTAATTTTTTATTCAACGGCGGAACTTACTTAGGTCAAAGTTTATACAGCGGTGTAGATAGTATTCATGGAATGGCTGTTGCAAACGCTTACAGTGGAACAAAAATTACATCAGCAACTTTACAACCAAATGGAAGTAATCTATACGATTACACATCAGTTAAAATGTACTCATTTCCAACTGTGGCTAACAATTTTTCTGGTGTACAGAATGATATTAGAACATTAATTACAACACAAATTACTCCTTCAACATATTTGGATATTCCTACATCTACGACTTTGACAGATGCGGCGGCGCAAGGTCAACAAACAGGAAATTTAAGTTACACAGTTCCAGTAGATGCTCCGGACAGTATGTTTTATGGTGACAGTGATGGAAATCCGTTCGGAACGGTTACAGTTACACAACCATCAGTAATTGGTGTTGGTGTATTCAGCAGTATTTTAAACACAGGAAATTTATTACAGAATGGTGTTAATGCAAATATAGAAATGAAACCAACTGGAACAGGATTGATCACCATTAATCCTGAGACTACAGGTAGCATTAATAACATGAATGTTAATACAGCACAATTAACAACATCAGGAAACGTAAATTTAACACCAAATGCAGATGTTACAATAAGTCCACAAGCAAGTGGTAACCTTACAATTAGTCCTCTTTCAGTAGGCTCATTAGATAACGTCACAGTGGGCGGAACAACACCAAGAAATGGAACCTTTTCAAGTTTGGTTTCGAGTGCAGGAACGTTAAATAGTACTACAATAGGATTAACAACTGCGGCGCAGGCGGCATTTACATCGGCTACTGTAACAAGTGGGCCGGCAACGGCTAATAGTTTAACTAGAAAGTCGTATGTAGATAACACGGCGACAGTATTAAGTATTGCCTTAGGAGCATAGAAAAAGAATGGCTAAAAAACGAATAAACGACTATAAATTTATACCAGGTATACCTTCAACAGGTAATCTTTATCCTAATGCTTGGGCACAACTAAATGCCAACTTTGAATTTTTAAAAGATGAAGCAACGGCTTTTATTGCTTCAAGAGTAACAACAGACACAGCATACAATCCCTACCCAAATGCATCAGCAAGAATAGTAAACAACTTAAATTACATCAAGGCGGAAGTTGCCAAGTATGTTGAAAACCAAGTTGCAGGAAACGTGGCTCCATTTGCAGGTTACACAGGTTTATCAGCGAACATCAAAGCAGACGTTGAGAAAGTTGTTAATGCGGCATACAAAGACACAAGATATGGTGGTAACGAAAGAATGCGAACACAATCCAACACATACTATATCGATGGTGTACTACAATTAGGAGACCAAGGTAATCCTGAAATACAATATTTGACTTACGCAAGAACTTTGATCGACAGTTACATCTTACCAGGTGTTGCTAACTCTACAATAAACACAGAAGGAATATCACAAAACACTTCAGGTTCTAATGGAGAAGCGGCTGGTAGAACATTGATGAAGTCAAACATGGATGTAATAATTAATGCGATTGACAATGGAATACTTACTTTACCAGCAGAAGTGATTTCAAGTTATCCATTTGCAGATTACACATATGACTCTTACCTTTGTGAAAGAGATATGGGTTACAATCTAACTGGTATATTAAAAGATTTAAGATATGGTGGAAATGAACAATCAAGATACAACGCAGGAACTTACTGGAACGGTGAAGTATCTGTTTTAACAGGAAATAGACAACCAGAAATACAAACAAAAAATGAAATAAAAAGCATTATCAACAATTACATTTTTCCTGGTACAGCATTTTCAAGCAGACAGAGTCCTGTTGTTACACAACAAACAATTTTAGGTTCAGCAGGTGAATCTGCGGCAAGTACAAGAGTTACGAGTTTATTCGGAATAATCACAGACGTGATACAAAATGGTTTAGACAACTTACCTGCACAGGTATCAAACGGAATATCTAGTGTAAAAATTCCTGAAAGAGTTGAATTAGCAGAATTATTATTGATCACGAACACTACAGACAACACAGTATTATACACATTCAACGACGCGACACAAGGTGCAACAGTAAGTTACAAAAGAGAATACGAAACAGGAACATCTAACACAACAGCATTTGTTGATCCAGATTTTCCTAAGGCATATCACGGAAATGATGTAATCACTACAATATTTTTAAATGCTGATACATCAGCAGATGCCTCAACAGATGAAATACAAATATTTGTTGAAGATGATGAAGTAAGAACACGTCCACATGACTTTGGAACAGATGCGATTGAAAGACTTAGAGTTGCACAACCAGAATCAATGCTTGACGCTGACTTTGAATACGGACTTCAGCCTACGAAGTGGCAAGCGATTGCAACACAAAGAGGTTATCCATCAATTTATGAAGTACCAGGTACAGACTTTGATATAGCAACTGTAACTTCTGATGCTTCTGCGGGAACACAAGGTATTGGTTCATCTTTAATCACTGTGACAACAGTAGGTCCACACAACTTTGAAGCAGGACAACCGTTTACAATTACAGGATTTAACAACGCAGTATCAGGTTCAAGTAGAGCGGCGGGTTCATTTGTTGTAAACACTATTGTAAGTAACACACAATTTACATACTACGCAAAAGCAAAAGTTGCCGTTGCAAACCCAACAACGATTTCTACAACTAACACACAGTTAAGAGAAGGTGACTTCTACACAGGAGCGGCGATTGGATTTCCTTCGTTCAGTGTTGCAAGTAATGGTTCTTCAGGAACTTTCACAACAACAATAAGTGCTTTAAGTGGTGCGAGTATTTTACCATACACAGGTACAACGCCACCAATTGGTGCACCTTTATCAGGAACAGGTATACAAACAGGTACACAGGTAACTGGTGCTAACGGATCCGGTGGTTCATTAGCATCTCCAAACGTTACAGGAGACTTTTTATCAGGTGTTACAGAAATTACTGTGGCAAGTTCAGCAGGTATTGTGCAAAACTCAGTAATTGATAGAGGAGATGGTTACGCAGTTGCAATCACAAACATCGCTGGAAATAACTTAACATTATCAGGACCTCTTACACAAAATTTAATTGGTGACATTACACAATACACAGGACTAGCAGGTGTAAATTATAACCCAGCGGGACAATTAGCAACATTTGATATCACTAGAAATGGTGGAAACTACTCCGTTGTTATTGCGGGATCAGGTCAAGACTACACAGTAGGTGATGCGATAGTTGTAGCAGGAACAACTCTAGGTGGTTCTACTCCAGCCAATGACGCAACAGTATTAGTAGAAAGTGTAGACACAGGAGGAGAAATCCTTACAGCAACTATTTCAGGATCTGCATTCACTGGTTCAGGAAGCACAACAGGTACACCAGCAGTATTCCAAGGTGGATTAGGACAAGGTGCACAACTCAATGTAACAAAAACAAACCAATCTTACACAGTTGCATTAAATTCACCAACTTACACAGGCACAGCAGTAGGAACTTTCCCAGGAGCGGCAGGTTCAAGTGCAACATTTGATGTTGTTGCAACAGCAGGATCTTATTCTGCAAGTGTAAACGGAGCAGGTACAGGATACATTGTCAATGATGTAATTAGAATTGACGGTTCAACATTTGGTGGTACAAGTGCCAACCATGCAAACATCAGAGTAACAGCAGTAACAGGTGGTGGAGCAATTCAAACACTTTCAGTATTAGGTACAGCACCAGCACAGACAGTAACTTATAACACAGTTGCATTTACAGGTGGTAACGGTTCGTCAGCGGCATTTAACATTACGAGAACAGGTACAACTTATTCAGCGGCAATTACAAATTTAGGTTCTAACTATCAACAGAATGATATTTTAACTTTCGTTGGAACAAATCTAGGTGGTGCTACAACTGCCAATGATGCGGCATTAGAAGTAACAGCAGTTGATGGCAATGGTGGAATTTTAACTTTCAACGTTACAGGTACAGCGGTTGATACAAAATCTTACACAGCAATATCAAGCGGTACAAACTTATCAGGTGTTGACGCAACATTTGATGTTGCAATTTCTGGAACATCTTATTCAGTATCAGTAAACCAAGCAGGTAGCGATTACAGTGTAGGACAAGATTTAAAAATATTAGGAACTTCTTTAGGTGGTACAACACCAGCAAACGATTTAACAATAACAGTAGCATCAATCACAGGTTCTACTGGTGCAGGCCCTATCAACACAATTTCAACATCAGGCACAGCGGCACTAGAAGGAACAAATGGTTACAAAGTAGGTGATCGATTCTTAGTAGGCGGCGGTGACGTAGGTGGAGTGGCAACAACCAATGATGCTTATGTGGCTGTAAGTGGTGTAAACGGTACAGGTGGTATCACAGGTGTAACAATCAGTGGTACGGCAACAGATGCCAATGTAGATTATACAAGTCCAGCATACACAACATCCGCTTCGGGTACTGGTGCAGTGTTTGATATAAACAGAACAGGCACAACTTATACAGCAACATTCAGCAACAATGGTAGTTCATTTGTAGGTGCAGAAACAATAGATATTGCGGGTACGGCATTAGGTGGAACAAGTCCAGCAAATGATTGTCAAATTACTGTTGACACAGTTTCAGCAGGTGCGGTAGCAACATTCACAGTAACTGGTACGGCTGTAAACACACAGGTTTACAACAATGTTAACAAAGCAGGTATAACAGGAACAGGTTTAAGTGTTAACGTAACACTGAACAGTGGTTCTTACAACGTTGCACTTAACAATCCAGGTGCAAACTACGCCGTTGATCAAACATTTAAAATTGCAGGAACAGATTTATTTGGTACATCACCAACAAACGATTTAACTTTTACAATCACAGCGGTAAACAATATTCCAAGTGGTGTTGTAACAACAATAGGCAGTGTGGCAGGAACGGCAAACACAGGTACTGGTAACTCTTTAGGAGTAAGTGGTACAAACAGAACTCCATCAGGAGTTGGTGCTCAGTTCAGTGCTACAAGATCCAACCAGACTGACTCTTCAACAGCATACACAGAAGTTACAATAACAAGTTTAGGTTCGAACTATGCAATAGGTGACAAACTTGTGATAGCAGGTACTAGTTTAGGTGGACAAACTCCGGCAAATGATATCACGTTAAGAGTTCAAAGTGTAAACACAACTGGCGGAATATTGACACAAACACACAGCGGTACAGCAGTGGCTGGTACAGGATTAAGTGTGTATGGTTCGATATCTATATCAGAAACAATTTCACAAAACATCGCACAGAACAGCACAATAAGTTACAGTGCGTTAGCAACTATACAGGTAGACTTTACTACTCCTCACGGACTAGTTCCAGGAAACGCATTCTTGATTGTGATACAATCAGATGACGGTGCCAATAATCACATACTTGCATCAGGTCCATTCCTAGCAACGGCAATTCCATCCTCAACAAGATTACAATATCAAGTTAGATCTCCGGGTGCAATAACAGATTCAGGTTGGCAAGGTTTTGTATATGCAAGACCAGATTCATTCTTTATACATAGACCATTTGATGGAGGTGTACAATTAGGTACAGGTGGTCCATCACACGGTGCACAGGCGATACGTCAATCTAAAAAATACATTAGATATCAATCAGGTAAGGGTTGTATGTATACGACGGGTGCCTTGTTTGCTCCAAGTTATGACCTATTGACTGTGACAGCAGACGGATTAGCACAGGGATCAACAATCACAGTAACGACTGATGATGTTGACCACAATTTACAGGTAGGTGCTAGAATAAGATTGATTGGTATTGCCACATCGGGTTATGATGGCACATACACTATCGCAAGTATTGTAAATGAAAGAACATTTACAGTATTGGCAACTATCGCACTTGGCGGAACGACAGCAGAATTTACAGATCAACCACAGGTATCATTGTATCAATGGAATGGTGCAACTGTAAGATCAGGAATATTTGATGACCAAAACGGAATTTATTGGGAATATGATGGACAAACAACAAACGCAGTACAAAGAACAGCAACAAGACAACTTGCAGGTGTAGTAACTGTTACACCTAACAGTAACACTGTATCAGGAACTGGTACAAGATTTAGAGAACAAGTTAAAGCAGGTGACAGAATAGTAATCAGAGGTATGACACACGTTATATCATCTGTTGCTTCTAATACATCAATGTTTGTTACTCCAGATTATAGAGGTGTCAACACTTCAACTGGTGTAAAAGTTTGTGCTGTTGTAGACAAAAAAGCAAAACAATCAGAATTTAATAGAGATAAAATGGACGGTAATAGCAAGAGCGGTTACAATTGGGACGTATCTAAGATGCAGATGATCGGGATACAATTTTCATGGTACGGGGCTGGATTTATTGACTGGATGGCAAGAGGTCAAAAGGGTGACTTTATATTTGCTCACAGAATGAGAAATTCAAACATTAACACAGAAGCATTTATGAGAACAGGTAACCAACCTGTACGTTACGAAGTAACCAACGAAGGTCCAAACGGTAGATTAGAATTAGATATGACAACTGTACAAACAACTGTACAATTAGTTGATGCAAGTTTCTTTCCGTCAACAGGTGGAACAATTTTCATAGACAATGAAATTATCACTTACACAGGTAAGACAGGTGACGTATTGACTGGTGCCACAAGAGCGGCAACACTTACAAACTTTAACGCAGGTGCTACAAGAAACTATACAGCCGGCGCGGCAACAACACACTTTAGAAACACAGGAGTTGTGTTAATATCTAACACAGCATCACCGATCATATCACACTGGGGATCAGCATATCTAACAGATGGTAACTTCGATGAAGATAGAGGATATCTATTCAGTTACGCTTCCACAGGATTAGCACTTACAACTACAAAACAAACAGTGTTCCTATTAAGACTAGCACCGTCAGTATCCAACGCATTGACAGGTGACCTAGGAGATAGAGATCTACTTAACAGAGCCCAGTTGCTACTAGACGGTGTTGAGATTACAACTGACGTTCCAGCGGCGGGTGTAAACGGACAGTTGGTTGTACAGGGTGTATTGAATCCACAAAACTATCCAATTGATCCAGCAGATATAGGTTGGGGTGACTTGAAAGGTCCAGCACAAGGTGGACAGCCAAGTTTTGCCCAGATTGCGGCAGGTGGTTCGGTTAACTGGAACGGTGGTGCATCGCAAACAACAGCGACAGCAAATACACAGGCACAGATGACTGCAACAGCAAACCACTGGTTCAACTTGAGTGGTAACAGAAACTATGCATACTTCCTTGAAGCACAATGGGAAGGCAAAGGTTTAAGAGTAGGTATGGCAGTATCTTCCGGACAGTTCCCTTCAGGTACAGTTGTTACACAGATTATTGACTACAACTCATACTACTTTGTAAGATTCAGTAATAGACACACAGGAATAAGTTCAAATCAAGCAGTGACATTTACACTTGGTGGTGATCTATCCGGTACTAACTTCTTGTACATGGATCAAACAACGTGGGAGGCTTCTAACGCAGTTAGCGGTACAGAAGTTGATGTAAGTTACGCTACTTTCCCACCAGGTACAACAGTGGCATCAGTTGACTCATTAGATACATTTGGAACAACTGACTTCTACAGAGTTACGTTCACACAGACGTCGACGGGTAATATTGCGGCGGGTGATGCAATTACATTTACATTTGGACAACCACCATATGCACAACCGGGTGAAACAATCTTTTCATTCATTGGGGTACCGGGTGAAAGAGCAACATTGGCTCTTAGCGCCATTAAAGCCTTAACTAACACAACACTAGGTGGACGTGGTACGTTCCCTAATGGTCCAGACGTGTTGGCTATCAACGTATTTAGAACAGCGGGAACGGGTTCTGTTGCAGGAACAGTTACACTGCGTTGGTCAGAAGCACAGGCTTAATTATTTTTCTTCAGTAACGGTAGTTTGTTGATTATCGCCTTTAATTATGCGATAATTGTCATTGGGATCATCAGCAGTACTAACTTCAGTAATACTTCCATTGTCAGTAAGACATTGTACTTGATGAGGTAGGAACGGCGGATTACGCCATGTGTCGCCTTCATTTAATTCTTTGGTATATAATGTTGCATCTTTGGTATCTATCCAACTTAATAAAAATTTACCGTTGTTTATAAACCATGATTCATCTTTTACAGCGTGATAGTGCATTGAAAATTTTGCACCTTTTCTATTGAAAACCATTATTTTTCCACAATATAAATCATTGGAAGCAAAGATTAATTCATATCCCCAACCTTTGTCTATTTTTCCTTCTTTATTAATTGACATTTAAGAATTCCTCCACTGTTCTAAATTTGTGTTCTATATTTTTATTTAATTCTGTTAAATCTGCACTGGTGTAGGTCTGATATTGACCTTGTAATTTTGCAGGCATGGGTATTGTTTCTATTTGTGCGTCATATTTTTTGGCAACAAGTTCTGCAACTTTTTGAAAAGATATTGGTGCTCCTGTGCCAACATTGAATATACCAGAAACATCAGCATTAAGCATTTTTCCATGTACCTCACAGACATCATCTACACTAACAAAATCACGTAGATACTTGTCACTGTTTTCAAACAATTTTATTTTGCCAGTCTTTGCTTGATTGGCAAATTTAGTTACAGGAGATGCTTGATCGCCTTTCTTTTCTTCGTTGTGTCCATACACATTAAAATATCTAAATCCTTGTACAAGCACTTTAAATTCTCCCATTACAGAATTAACAAATCTATCAAATAGGTATTTGCTCCAAGCATAAGCATTTAATGGATACACGTCACCATCTTCCTTGAAATTTCCTGTGTTCCCATACACACTTGCGGAACTGGCATACTGAAAATTTGTACCCATGTTGTCGCACATTTCCAAAAGTTTCATGCTGTATTCTAAATTCGTTTTCATGATTTTATCAACGTCTCTTTCAGTTGTGCTTGTGATTGCTCCTAGATGTATGATCCAATCATACAAAGACGGATCCGGAAAATGATTATAATCTTCCCATCTAAAGCCGATGACTTCATGCCCTTGTTTTGTAAGATGCATTCCTAAATGATCTCCGATAAATCCTTTGTAACCTGTTAAGCAAATTTTCATTTAACATTCTCCCACAATTTTATAATTTTATCAGCGCCTTCTGGTCTTATGTCTTTAGTAAGTTCATCGTGCCAGTTGGTCAAGTAGTTCATGTTTATGTTAATCCTGCTTCTTTTATCTGTACAAGTCGTGCCTGTGTGTTCCATGTAACTTGGAAATACCACCATTGAATTTTCTACACTAGGAACTTTTGTGCCATCTTTAAATTCAGTGTAACCATCTGTTGTGTTTACATAATAAATTGCGGTGTAACTTAATGCCACTCTTGTATCTGCATGGAATCCATGCTTAATAATTTTTTCTGTTCTTGGTATGTTGTTTGCTTTTACTCTAATAAAAGTATTTGCTTTCAATACATTAAAGATTGGATAAAGCATTACCCAATTACTGTGTTCAGTGGTCACATCGGAAACTCCATGAAAGTTGTGTTGAAACTGTAATTGTTCTTTTTCCTCAGTCATTTTTTGTGCATCTTCAACAACGTGTTCCGAGTAATACCAAGGAAAATGATCACTTAACATTTTGTCCGTAAGTATCTTAAATTCTTCTTTTTGAATTACATTGGTGCAAATTAATTTGCCTTTTTCAATTCTTGTTTCCATTAACCTTGTCCACTATGTTTGATGTTGAAAAACCTTCTACTGTTGGAAATATTATCACTTCGGCAAGGTCATTTCCGACCACTGTGTCGAACGTGTAATCTCCACCTTTTACAATCACGTTTGGTGTATGTTCTTTTAATGCATCTATGGGAGTATCTTGTTCAAATACAACCACTTGGTCCACCCAGGGCAGTTGTAATAGTTGTTGTTCTCTTGCCCAAGCATTATTGAATGGTCTATCGTCACCCTTTAATCTTTTTACACTTGCATCAGAATTAATTCCAACAATTAATCTATCTCCTTGCTGTTTCGCAAATTTTAATAATTCTAAATGTCCTTTATGCAGAATATCAAAAACGCCATTTGTCCATACCACTGTGTCTTCAATATCTGATCTATCTATTATAGATACTCCTCTTTTTTGCACAATTTTTTCTGCACCTTTAACTGCTAATTCACAACAAGCAATCATATTGTTGGTTTTAAAATAATGTGCAATTATGGCAAGTACAGAATCACCTGCACCACTTACATCTGCAACTTCAACAGTATTGCTTTTAATATGATCATAAGAATCTTTAGTGACTACGTGTATACCGTTCGCTCCATCAGTTACAACAAGCCATGTCCATACATTATCTTCACACATTTTTTTAGCAGTTTCAATATTAAAATTACCAAACCATGCTTCATATTCTTTCATATTTGGTTTGACTAAAAATGCACCAACGTATCTACTAAATCCTTGTTTTGGATCCACATATACATTCTTACATTTTTCTAAAATTTTCGTTATTGTATCTTTTTTGATTACTCCTTTGTTGTAATCACTTACAATTACCACATCGGTTTCATTTAAATTTTCAAGCAGTATTTCAACAGGAGTATCTGCCTTATATTTCTCCTCCTTGTCCACACGAATAAGGTGTTGTCCGTTCTGTCCTATGATTCTAGTTTTGGTAGTTGTCATTTCACCATCTTGGCACAGATGCGACTTTACTCCATTTTGCAGTAAAATTTCTTGGATTTTGTGTCCGGGGATGTCGTTGCCCACGGCACCATAAAGCCACGTGTCTGTGCCCAAGTTTGATAGGTTTAACGCTAGGTTTCCAGCGCCTCCAACATTGAAATCTTTGTTTGTTTCTTTAACTACAAGCACCGGTGCTTCTGGACTCACTTTTTGGCAATCGCCCTGTGTCCACATATCAAGCATTACATCACCGATGATTTTAATCATTACATTAATTTTAACATTTTGAACACAGTATCTAATTTGACCTGGTTCATTTTATTTTGAAGAGTCTTACGTAAACCTTGGTGTAATGGCTTGGGCCAATTACCAAAACTTACCCACGCATATCCATCGTGTTCTGTGTTTAATTTTGGAATAAATTCTTTCTCTACAACACACAAGAAAGTGTGATATAAAAAATTTTCATCATTGCTTATAAAAGTTTCCATAGGTATTTTCTTTTTTATTTCTACTTCACCTACTTCCTCTTTAATCTCTCTATGTAGTCCTTCCCATAAATTTTCATCTACGGTTGTGCCACCTACTAATCCCCATACGTGATTTTGTTTGCTCTGCACTCTATGAAGTACTAAAAACCTTTGGGTATCCAAAGTATAGAAGAGTGCACCGCACCCTATAATTTTACTGCTCATGTTAATAATTATGTGATTAAGAGATCTTCCAGGTTCCTTTACGATATTCGCCTTCGAAACTTAATATCCATTCACTACCATTCCATTTATATTGGATACCAGTTTTTAAATTGGTAATGTATGTTGGTGTAAATGTGCTATCACCTGGATCAGGATTTGTACTTGCGTCAAATATTATTTGCCAATTTGCACCATTCCATTCTACAATGTCATTGGCACTTGCAATTAAATCTACATTGCTGTTGCTTTTCCAAGCATCTGCACCATCTGTGTTTTGTGAACTACCAATATCTTTTAGTAGCAATACACGTTTTCCATTTTGTTTAATTGCACTTGGATTAAATGTTGTAGGATCAACAATAAAGTCTACACTACCTCTTGTATCTTGAGGTCCTACTATTACTGTGTCTGTAGGTATTGTGTCCATGTCCCACGTGACCAATAATTGCATAGGATTAGATTCGTTCAATGCAATAGTTCCTACTACAGGCACATCTATACCTTCTCTGTTCAATTGTATTTTACTTAAACCTGCTTTGTAATTTAACAACACATCTAAATATCCGTTCCATGCTAATCCGCCTATCACGCCTTTGTCAATTATAGATGCTGTTTGTCCTAGGACGTAGATATCGAATTGTGTTCCTGTTGTGCCTTGTACACTAGCAGTATCTTTACGCGAAGCAACGCTTGTATCGACGCTACCATCAGCATTTGTTCTGATTGACGCTTTAATACTTTTGTCATAGTCATCTTGATATGCCATTAGTTCTGGCATAGATTGACTTAGGTCTATGTTCCCAGTCTTTTCGTTGAATATACTTGTAATAATATGAGTAATCACTCCTAATTTTTTTACTTTGGTTGGTGGACTAATGAATATAGGCATACTGAAAGTTAATGTTGCCACGTCCACTTCTGTTTCTGTACCAACAGGAATAGACCTGCTAGAAAAATTTATATTGTCTAATTCAACTACACTCAAACTTGTCCAGTCTATATAATTGTCAGTGGTTTGAATTTCTAAACTTGGATTGAATAACATACAAATTTGTTCTATTATTTGTAATTTTTGTTCTGTATTGCTTGACCAAATATCACAGTTCACTGTTAATGTGTATGGAGTTGGCATCAGTCTTTCAACTGTAACATTTTTTCCTTGCGTGTTTAGGTATTCTTTGCCTGTTGCATCGTAGGAACGTTCTCTTAAATGTACTTTACTAATAAAACTTGCATCAGATAATCTTGTTCTATCCATTTGCAAGTTGGTAATGTATATTCCCATTCTAGGAATGCTTGGCAATTTATTTTCGGAATTATCTCTGATTATGTGTGCAACTTGACGTGTCATATCACCATACATTACAGGGATAGTTCTTAATGCATCATCACCATCTTTGTAAGAAAAATTACTCATCAATCTAATGATCTGAGTAATATATCTTCTAACCTGTCCGTCGTAAAAATGTTGCATTATTTTTTCTCTTTATTCTTTTCATTAATCTTGTTACCAACAGGTTCGTAATAAGTTCTTACTTTACCCATTAATTTTTTTGAAACTTTTTTAAGTCCAACTGCTTTTTCTGTACCTGGTATAGGTATTCCCCAAAGTTCTCTTAATCTCATTATCCGTCCGCCTTAGGTTTAAGTGCTTTTGATAGACTTTGTCTTTCTGTAACAGTTTCACCAGCAATAGATGATGTTTTTGTGTTATTAACGAAAGTACCTTTCAAGTTGCTTCTTGTATCTGTGTTAGATAATGTCATACGCACATTGTCTTCCATTTTAATCCAACGTCCACCATCGTATCTAAACAATCTATTAGGTAAAAAATCTGTTCTTAAGAAATAATCACCTTTGTCTGAAGCACTCGGAAAACTAATTCCAAATCCAAATACTTCTCCGTTAGGTGCAAGTCCGTCTCCTAATAGATAACCATCATAACCTGATTTACTAGGCGTTTGATTAATTCTGTCTGTTAAGGTATTGTGTGTTGTTGTATCTAAAGTAGAAGTATCTGTTGTTACTAGTTCAGGCTTACCTTTGTCATCTACTTGTAAGGTATATAAATTTGTTGTATCGTAACCTGCTTTTTTAGTATTTGCTTCTGCTTGAGCAACAACGGCATTGTTAATTTGCATTTCTTTTTCGTAAGTTGAAAGCACATCACGTAAAGTTTTTCCATCTCCAGCACCAGCGTCTTTTTGTAGTATTTCTTTGAACTCTTGACTGTCGTAAATTTGTTTTAATTTTACTCTATACAAGTGTGGATACCATGTTGCCGAAAATCCTTCAGCGGCTCTGTTGACATCTTCCACAACATAAAACCTTTTCAATGCTACATTAAAATCATTTAAAGCATATTCGTCTTTAAGATGTGGTAATTCAAATACATCACCTGGCATCACCTTTCTACCCAATACTTTCACACTAGAAGTTATAGGTATGGTCATGAATAAAGTGTCGTTCTGTAAAAATAAACCAAATTGACTCATATCAAAGTCAATATCTTGCACGTTGTAAATGCCTCTTAAATTATAAATTGATGAATCATATTTTCTATCGCGGTTTTCTAAAAACAGCATATCTTGAATATTTGTTTCTTTTACTGAATCGTACCTAGGTTCATCAGATGTGGCATCTGCTTCAGCAGGATTTTTAGGTCCTAAATATTTGTGGACAAAAACGTCTGTTCCACCCACAGTAAACATCTCTACTACGGTCTTATCTAAAAACGTGTAATCCTGACCTTTTTCCGGCTTATATAGACTTAATCTAGGCATAGACATATATTTATCGGATGGTGGTGAGTGATAAATATATGTAAGGAACGTATTAAATGGCAAATTTAACCACAGAAAAACAAGAGATATTCGACTACGTATTCAATTCGCTGGGTGGCGGAATGGTAGATGTAGAGTTGGATCCTGCCCACTATGAGACCGCTGTAAAGGATGCCTTAGATAGATTCAGACAGAGATCGGACAATGCAGTAGAAGAAAGTTACATATTTTTACCATTAGTGCAAGATCAGAATGATTATACACTTGCTGATGAGATAATTGAAGTAAGACAAATTTTCAGAAGAAGCATTGGTTCTAGATCAGGTGGTGGAGACGGTGGTACACTATTTGAACCATTCAATCTTGCCTACACAAACACTTACCTATTAGCAAGTTCTAATATGGGTGGTGTTGCAACTTACAATATGTTCTCGCAGTTCCAAGAATTGGTTGGAAGAATGTTTGGTTCTTTCATAGAATTTAAATGGAACACCACAACTAAAAAATTAACAATCCTACAAAGACCAAGACAGGGTGAAGAAGTTTTGATGTATGTCTATATGTACAGACCAGATACGGAACTATTCAAAGACTATTTGGCAAAAAAATGGATTAAAGATTACACTTTGGCAAAGTGCAAATTTATGCTTGGCGAAGCCAGAAGCAAATTTAACACAATAGCAGGACCACAAGGCGGAACCACATTAAATGGTGACGCACTTAAACAAGAAGCACTTGCAGAAATGGAACGTTTGGATGCAGAAGTCAAAACTCAAACTGCTGGTGGTCAAGGTTACAGTTTCTTAATCGGCTAATTCCTATTGACATTACCGTAATTTTGTTGTATTATCGTAAGATATGCAACATGAAATGATTCCGTTATTTTCCGTGCCTTTGATCAAAACTAACATTGGAGTAATGGATCCAGTGTCTATGGCATGGGTACGTGGGTTGGATTATCCTTCCCAAAGAACAGGTACAGATCATTCAGATGATGATTTACCTATGATGAATAGAGGTATGAAAATACTTGAAAGACCACAACTAAAAGATTTAAAATACAAAATACAAAATGCAATAAATTATTTTGTGGGCGATGTTTTAGGCATAGTGCAAAATTTTCAAATTACAACAAGTTGGATTAACAAAACAGACAAGACAGAATACATAGACAAACATTCACACCCAAACAGTATAATAAGTGGTGTATATTATATAAGCACAACTCCTAAATGTGCTCCAATTATTTTCAGCAAACCTCATCTATACTCTAACATTACATTTCAAAACATACAGTTGGCGTACAGTGGTGAAAATAAAAATCAATACAATACAGATTACTATGGAATAAATCCACTGCCTGGAGAATTATTAATGTTTCCATCTTGGTTAGAACATGAAGTATTAGAACAAGGACCAGAACACAACCGTATCAGTCTAGCATTTAATACATATCCAAAAGGAGACATTGGAGAAGGTACAAAGCAGTTAAAAATATTATGATAGTTGGAATTTGTGGATTAATAGGGTCTGGAAAAGACACAATAGCAGATCATTTAGTAAAAGATCATAATTTTGTAAAAATATCCTTTGCAGATAAACTTAAAGACACAGTGGCAACATTATTCGACTGGGATCGAACGTTGCTTGACGGCAAGACCGAACAAAGTAGACTATGGAGAGAACAAGAAGATCCTTATTGGAGCAAAGAATTAAAGAAAAAAGTTACTCCAAGATATGTACTTCAAGTATTTGGAACTGAATGTATGCGTGATGGATTTTACGATGGTATTTGGGTCAGTATGTTAAAGAAGAAAGTGACTGAAAATCCAGACATAAATTGGGTTATACCCGATGTTAGATTTGAAAATGAAGTGAAAGTACTCAATGACATAGGCGGTGAAGTATGGTGGGTAAAACGTGGTCAAATTCCTATGTGGTTTAGAATGTATCAAGACATAGGTCAAAAACCTAAGGACATACATCCATCGGAATGGCAATGGGCAAGATCAAAATTTCATAAAGTTTTCGACAATGACAGCACTATAAATTCGCTTAAAAGTCAGGTACAAGATCACCTTGTTTCCAACGGATTCCTTCAAGGTGCAGTGTTGTTTGACAATTAGCACACACAGTTTTTAAATTATCAAATTTACAGTTATTAAGATTAGTGTCTATATGAAACACTCTGAAATGCTCTTTGTATTCACTTTTATGACCACACTTATCACATTGTTGCTTAGGTCTATATCCTGCCACATACCATTTGGGCATATAACCAGAAGGTCCACCATAACGTAAACACATTTCACAAAGGCTTCTATAGTAAGTCTTGTTGCCCTTTTTATAGTTTACTGCCGAGGGTCTTTCGTTGCATTTATTACATAAAGGTCTCATATACACGTATTTACCTGCCCTTTACCACCCCTTTTCGATGCCTTTTAATTTGGTGCATTTTACCTGTATTACATAAATACAAACAATACAAAAGTTTTATATTAAAACTAGGAGATTTAACACATGGCAATAGTTTCACCAGGAGTACAAGTCAGCGTAATTGACGAAAGTTTTTATACACCAGCCGAACCAGGCACGGTGCCAATGATCTTTGTTGCGACAGCACAAGATAAAACATCAAGCACAGGAACAGGAACAGCATCAGGAACAACAGCGGCTAACGCCGGCAAAGTTTTCTTAATGACTTCTCAAAGAGAGTTAGCAGAAACGTTTGGTGATCCAGTATTCAAAACAGATACAAGCAATAATCCAATCCATGGTGGTGAAACTAATGAGTTTGGATTACAAGCGGCTTATTCATACTTAGGTGTTGCCAACAGAGCATACGTTGTAAGAGCAGATGTTGACTTAGGTCAATTAGAAGCAAGTGCAAATGCACCAGCGGCAAATCCAGCATCAGGAACATATTGGTTTGACACAGCAAGTTCAAGATATGGTATATTTGAATGGAATGGTTCAGCGGCAACTGTAACAGGTGGTCAATCATTCACAAACAAAATTCCAACAGTAATCACATCAACTACACAATTATCAGCAGGACTAGGAAGTGCACCAAAAACTTCAGTTGGTTCAATTGGTGATTATGCGATTACGGCTACAGACACAAACAACGATGTATACTACAAACAATACGACGGAAGTTGGGTTGCAGTAGGAACAGCGGCTTGGGTAGCATCAAGACCAACAATAGCAGGTGGTACTCCAGGTACTATCACAGGTGGTCAAAATTTCACAATCACTATTAACAGTGCGGCAACAACAATCACAGCAAGTGGTACAACAGTTACAGATATAGCAAGTGATATCAGCGGTGCTGGTGTTTCAGGTTTATCTGCAAGAGTTAATGGTGGTAAATTAGATATTCATTACAACGGTTCAAATGATAGTGCAGTAATAATAGCAGATGGTACAATGACGATCTCAACTGCTTTAGGTATTACAGCAGGAACTTATTATGTTCCAGCAGTATCAGTTGCACCACACACTTCAGTACCAGCGTTCAAATCAGGCGACACGAATCCAAGACCAACAGGTTCTTTATGGTTCAAAACAACTGATCCAAACTTAGGTGCAAAATGGAGTGTTAAAAAATTCAACGGCACAACAAAACTTTGGGAAGAAGTAAGTGCACCACTTTACGCAAGTAACGAAAGTGCATTATACAATCTAGACAGAGCAGGTGGCGGAAAAAACATTGCAGTTGGTAACCTTTACATTAACTACGGTAACGGAACAACTGAAACAGATTTCATTATCCACAGAAGAGAAAACACAGCAAACACAACTATTACATCATCAGCAGTTGCAACAGGTCAAGGTGCTGGTAGTAAATCATTTACGATTGCAGAATCAATTGTAGGTCAAGAAGCACTTAACAGTGCAATTACTGTAACGGTTACAACAAACAATAACTCAGCAGACGCAGATGTTATTGCAGGTGGCATTAACGGTGCAGGATTTACTAACGTCGTAGCAAGTGTTGATTCACAAAACAGAGTAGTGATCGAACACAACGATGGTGGTGAGTTTGTTATTGTTGATACAAATGGTTTAATAGAAGCAATTGGTTTAACAAACGCTTCAACAAATTTAGGATTTGAGCCAGGAACAACAAACGCAACAAGTCCAAAACAATTCAGAGCAAGTAACTGGAAAATTTTAACTTATACTGCAAGTGCAAACGCAGTAACTTCATTAACTACAAACGGACAACTATGGTACAGTTCAGTTGTAGATCAAGTTGACATCATGGTACACAACGGTACAACATGGAAAGGTTACACTGGAGTTTATACAAATACAGATCCAGCAGGTCCACAAGTTTCAGCAACTGCTCCAACTACACAATCAGATGGAACGGCTCTTGTAGCAAACGACTTATGGATAAGCACAGCAGATTTAGAATCATATGCAAACATTTACAGATGGAACGCAAACAGTTTGAAATGGGAAGTACTAGACAACTCAGATCAAACTACTGAAAACGGTGTCCTATTTGCAGATGCAAGATTTGGAACTTCAGGTGGTACGGCAACAGTTGCTCCATCAGGAACTATTGCAGAATTACTATCAAGTGACTTCTTAGATCCAGATGCTCCAGATCCAGCATTATATCCAAAAGGTATATTGTTATTCAACACAAGACGTTCTGGATTTAACGTTAAGAAATTTGTAAGAAACAGTATTGATACAACAGCAACTAACTTAAGACAAGGTGGTGCTAGTATGTCTGCTTACTATCCACACAGATGGGTAACTGAGTCTGCTAACCAAACAGATGGTGCAGGTTCTTTCGGAAGAAAAGCACAAAGAAAAGTTGTTGTACAAGGTTTACAAGCATTAGTAACAAGCAACCAAGAAATCAGAGACGACGAATCAAGATTATTCAACGTAATGGCAACTCCAGGTTATCCAGAGTTGATTGGTGAAATGATCACATTAAACACTGACAGAGGATTATCAGCGTTTATACTTGGTGACTCACCAATGAGATTAACTCCTGATTCAACTTCATTAGCCAACTGGGCGACAAACGTAAACAAAGCAGTTGAAGATAATGACAACGGTTTAGTTTCAACTAACTCATACTTGGGTGTGTTTTATCCATCAGGATTCACAACAGACAACTTTGGAAACAACATTGTTGTTCCAGCATCACACATGATGTTAAGAACTATTGCATTAAGCGATCAAGTTTCTTTCCCATGGTTTGCTCCAGCAGGTACAAGAAGAGGTGGTATTACAAATGCAAGTTCAACAGGTTACATCAACAGCGAAGGTGAATTTGTTTCAACAGCATTAAATGAAGGTCAAAGAGACACTTTATACACAAACAAAGTTAACCCAATTACGTTTATTACAGGTGCAGGTTTAGTCAACTACGGACAAAAAACTAGATTTGCTGGTACAAGTTCTTTAGATAGAATCAATGTATCAAGACTAGTAATTTACTTAAGAAGTCAATTAAACAAACTTGCAAGACCATTCGTGTTTGAGCCAAATGATAAAATCACAAGAGATGAAATCAAGGCACAAGCAGAAAGTTTATTACTAGAACTTGTAGGTAACAGAGCAATTTTTGACTTCCTAGTAGTATGTGACGAATCAAACAACACACCTACAAGAATAGACAGAAACGAGTTGTATTTAGATATTGCGATTGAACCAGTCAAAGCAGTTGAGTTCGTTTACATACCGTTAAGATTGAAAAATACTGGCGAAATAGCAGGATTATAATAAGATAAATATTATAGGAGAAACAAATGAGTATATCTACACTATCAAAACTTACAGTCCCATTGAATAGTAGCCAAAGTGCTTCTAATCAAGGTCTGTTAATGCCTAAATTACAGTATCGTTTTAGAGTAAGTTTAGAAAACTTCGGTGTTTCTACACCTACAACAGAATTAACTAAACAGGTGGTAGATATTACAAGACCTAATTTATCTTTTGAACAAGTAACTGTTGATGTTTACAACTCAAAAGTTTACCTTGCTGGTAAGCACACATGGGAAGCAGTAACATTAACTTTAAGAGAAGACGTATCAAACAACGTACAAAAATTAGTTGGTGAACAACTACAGAAACAATTCGATTTCTTTGAACAAAGTGCGGCGGCTTCAGGTTCAGACTACAAATTTGTTACTAGAATAGAAATTACAGATGGTGCTAACGGTGCCAATGCAGTTAACGTTTTAGAAACATTTGAATTGTATGGTTGCTACATAGATTCAGCAAACTACAATCAGTTAGCATACGGTACTAGCGATCCAGTTACTGTAACGCTATCATTAAGATATGACAACGCAATCCAAACTCCACAAGGTACAGGAGTAGGAACAGCAGTAGGTAGAACTACAAATACTCTAATTACAGGCGGCGGTGCATAATTTTCGTAAGCATTTATAAATTTAGAAAGGGGGCTACGGCCCCTTTTTTATTCTGTGACCCACCATTTTTACGATACATAAATACAGTATATGGCAAATTTCTTAAAAGGTTTTTTAGACAACGTACTAAAAGGAACACTAAATCCAAAAGGTAATCTGGCGGATTTTGCCCATGCATCTAGATTATATGTAGATGACAGTTTTAGATTAGCACCCAAGCAAAAGTTTTTATATCATGTTGTTTTTAATTTAAATCCAAACAGTTTGAAATCAGACCCACCACTAGGAAATCATAACAATGAATTGAATATGTTGGTGAAAAATATAGATTTACCTAAGTACACAATTGATATGGCAACTGTACAACAATACAATAAAAAAAGGAAATTACATACACGTATTGCTTATGATCCAGTCACTATTGTATTCCATGATGACAACTATGGTGTGACCACTGCATTATGGGAATCATATTATAGATATTATTTCCAAGATGGAAACTATGCAAAACCTAACACAGTAGGCGATCCATCTACAACATATCCTGAATATAGAAGAAGCCAAATTTTTGAAAGCAATTACAGTAAAAGATTTGGTCTAGATAACGATGCTGTGGAACCATTCTTTACAAGTATTCAAATTTATCAAATGGCAAGGAAAACTTATACTTGCTATACACTTGTTAATCCTTTGATTCAACAATGGCAACACGACACATTGAACAATCAAGAAAGTGGACCAGTTGCTAACCAAATGACAGTAGAATACGAAACAGTTTTTTATTCAAGAGGCAGAGTAATGGCAAACGGTGCACCTACAGGATTTGGGAAGGAACATTACGACAAAACTCCATCTCCTAATTCTTTATCAGGTGGTGGTTCAACAAGTTTACTTGGCACGGGTGGTGTGTTATCAGATTTATTTGGAGCCAACGATGGTCCATACACTTATATAGGAAGTGCTTTAGGAAGTTCAAGAGGCGGGATTACTTTAGGTTCTATAATTAGAACAGCAAACAGATTAAAAAATGCAAAAAAACTTTCTAAAGAAGGTCTTGCACAAGAAGGTTTTAATATACTTACAGGTGCAATAGGAAGGATAGGTGGAACTGCGGATTCGGCTTACGGAATTCCAAACACATTTATTGGTAGAAGTGTAAGTAATATTAGAACAGGTGTTACACTTGGCATTAAAAAAATTAGAGGGGGACTATAATGAGTAATATACCTAATGAATCCAAAGATAGTCAAACACCAGTAAAAGAATTTTTTGACAATTATTTTAATGAAACTTTAACGTTTCCAGGTGCAGAAGTAGATGCTGTTGTAGGATATTTTGAGAGTAGAGGATTCGATAAAACATCTAGTATAAGCACAGCATCAGTTATATTGCAACAAGCAAAAATTGATAACGTAAAAGTATTTGAATTATTAGATACTCTAAAAGGTTTAAATGGAACACAGTTAAGTTACATAGTTACTGAAGTTTTAAACAACAACAGAGTGAACACATCCTCACTTGGTTACAAAGTTCAATCACCTGAAGACCTTACTGAAAAACGCAACATAGTGGTTTAATACAATGGCAAAGTTTGCTCAGGGAAGATATAATATGAAAAATCCTGACAAGTACATTGGTGGAAAAACGCCTCTGTATAGAAGCAGTTGGGAGTTCGCATTTATGAGATTTTGTGATGAAAGTCCAAGCATACAAAAATGGGCAAGTGAATCTATTCGTATTCCATACAGACATCCTTTCACTGGTAAATTTACAATTTACGTTCCAGACTTTTTTATAGCATACGCAGATAAGAATGGAAAACAACACGCAGAGGTAATTGAAATAAAACCAGAAAACCAAACAATCTTAGAAAAAGCAAAGTCAAAACAGAATCAAGGTCAATTAATTGTGAACAGAGCAAAATGGAAAAATGCACAACTATGGTGCAAGAACAAAGGCTTTAGATTTAGAATTATAAATGAAAAAGATATCTTCCATGGCGCAAGATGAGTACGTTAAAAATAAGACAATGGGCGTGGCCCTTTATTAAAAACTTCCGTACATACATAGACGTAGGTGCGTTCAACGGAGACACATCTGGTCCATTTGTAAATGATTTCAAAAGAGTGATAGCATTTGAACCCAGTCCTATAACATTTCCACATATTCCAGATACAGTTGAAAAATACAATGTTGCTTTAGGCAATCAACATGAAATACAAACACTGAAGGTTCCTGGTGGGACTGGAAATCCTGTTCATGGTAGTCTTGTAAGATATGGCAAAGGTGTAATTGAACACGAAGTTCCTGTAAAATGTTTAGACGATTATAATTTTGAGGACGTAGATTTTATAAAAATAGATGTGGAATGGTATGAATTAAAAGTATGTCAAGGTGCGGAAAACACAATTAAAAAATATATGCCTACTATAATGTTTGAAAATAAACGCAACGAAGCAGATGACTGCAAACAATACCTAAAAACACTAGGCTACACTACTAAATGGTACAAATCAGATACCGTTGCTTACACACTTGATAGATAAATACGTATATAATGAAAAGACTAGATATTAGCGATCAAACGGCAATCAGTATGCCAATGAAGAACTTGATAGCCATTGTGTCAGCAGTGGCAGTTGGTGTATGGGCATACTTTGGTGTAATTGAGAGATTAAACAAAATAGAAACCAAAGCAGTGCTTTTGGAAAGAGACATGACAGCCGAAGATGAGAGATTACACAGCGAAGTCACAAAAAATACAGATTTTAGGATCAAATGGCCAAGAGGCGAATTAGGTCAATCACAAAGTGATTTAGAACAATACATGATGATTGAAGAGTTGTACAAAAATATAGATAAAATGCAACAGCATTTAGACAGTATGGCTAACAATAAGATTAATATAGAATTTTTACAAGAACAAATGGAAAAAGCACAAAAGAATATTGATAAACTTAAAGATGCTGATAGGGAAATAGTTTACAAAAACGGAAACGGAAAATAGTGTTTAAAATGTTCGCAATCATGTGCGTGGTCACATTAGTAGATTGCAGAACAATGTATGAGGATCCACCTAGAACATTCAATACAAAGGCAGAATGTTTAGCGGCGGCAGTTGAGAAAGAAAAGAGTACGAGAGAAATGCTTACTGATGAGGACGGATTTTTGACTGTTGAACACCTAGAAGTTGGATGTGAAAAGGAGAAAACGATATGATTGAAACAGTAGTAGCCTTGTTGATGTTCGTTAACAACGAAATCAAGGAACACAGAATCCAAGAAAATATGGCATTGTGTCTAAGGGGAAAAAGAACTGCTGAACGTCAATTTAGTGCAGGTACAAAGTATCAGTGCATCAGGACAAAAGCGGAACTTGAAGAAAACATAGACGGTTCAAGATCAATTAAAAAGATTATAATAGAATAATGGAAAAGTTAATATTTTGGATTATTGTCATCGCGATAGCAACCTATCTTGGAATATACGTTTGGTAGTCAACCATAAATATTTTTAGCAAAAGTTATGACCAAAAAATTAGAAGAATTACTGAATCTGCCCGAATCACAGGAAATTGTGAAAGAGGAAAAAGAGAAGGCAGAAGTACAGGACAAGAAGGCTGAGGACAAACAACAATCATTAGAAGCACAAAAGACAACCATGCGTGATATTGCTGAATTTGACAAGATTGCGGCGGCATTACCTAAGGTAGAAGGACTGGGAGAAATGGGCGATTCCGAGCTCGATGACGTCGGCACACGGGCGATAAGTGCCTATGAGGATCTCATGGACTTAGGCATGAACGTAGAAAGCAGATACAGTGCCCGTATTTTTGAGGTTGCAGGACAGATGTTGAAGACCACTTTAGACGCAAAAGTGGCTAAAATGGACAAGAAATTGAAGATGGTTGACCTACAATTAAAGAAGCAAAAGCAAGACACCAAGTCTGGTGACGGTGATGCAACTGTTATTCCGGGCGAAGGATACGTGGTAACTGACCGGAACAGTTTACTCGAAAAACTTAAAAAGATGGATAAATACAACGATGACAAGTAAATTACAACAGATATTAGCAGAAAGCAAAAGAACATACCCATTCAAAATTGGTATAGTTGGTGAGCCTAAAGACATAGACGTAGGCTTACTAGAAAACGCACTTCAAAAATTCGTAGTAGAAAAAATGAGTTCAGGCAAAAAGACTCCTATTACAAAAAGACCATTGGATTTTCCACACATTGAGAATCAAAGTGTCACATATTTCGACGTAGAATTAACATACCCAACAACAAGTGCTGTATTACACAACTACCTAACAAAATCTTTAGGCATTGCTGAAGCACACATGGTAGTTAGACATCCTAATGAACCAACAGAACAGTATCAAGCAGACAAAGATGATGCTCCATATGAAGCAAAATTAAATTCACCATATGAAGACAGCAAGGACGAACAGAAGTCAGCAGGTTCAAGTAGAGTAATGGATTTATTAAAAGAATTAGAAAAAGACAGAAAAGACAGATCAGCACCAGACGCCGCAAGTGGTATTAAACCAGGCGGTAATGTACTTCCAAACGAAGGCGACAGCAAAAACAAAATGTCACCTATTTCAGGAAAGTCGAAAGGTAAATAATAATATGGACATTAGAGATTTTTTAAAGAAAGTTGATAACATTCAAAACAAAGAGCAGATGAAAGAAGACGTGAAAAGAATACACGTTAAAGAAGCATCGCAAGTTATGTTATATGGTGACACACCAGAAGATATGAATGCTATTGCACAAATATTTAAAAGTGCAGGAGTAACTCCTCCAGCACCAGTTGAAGGTCCTAAGCCAGAAGCAGAAGAAGTTCCAGCAACTGAAGAAGTTCCAGGCAAAGCAAACACAACGCCAAAACCTGAATACAAAGACACAGGTTATATGCAGAAAGATATTGCAGGCGGAATCAACAAGCCAAAAAAAATGTACAGAAAAGATTATCCAGGTGATAATCCAATGGCTGTTGAGACAGAAGAAAAAACTAATTCTATCAAAGAAGAATTACAAAAAGCATACGAAGATTTCAAAAAAAAAGACTAGCGGAACGTCCACTTACCAAGCCAGAAAAGCGTAAAGTCACTCATTACAAAAAGAAATTTGACAAGAAAAATGTCAAAAAAGACTTTATAAAACGTTATGGAAAAGAAAAAGGCACTGCTTATATGTACGCAACCATCAATAAGATGGCAAAGAAAAACGCATAATCAAAATATTTTTCACCTACCTATAACAGCATAAGTATATTATATGAGTAATAAAAGTTTAGATGGTGTATTAACGAAGAAAGCACACACAAGGGAAAAGTTTTCCGAAGAACAGATACAAGACCTTGTTGAGTGTTCAAATACCAAAACAGGTTTTGAATACTTTGCCAGAAAGTTTTTTTATATTCAACACCCAGTTGAAGGCAAAATGTTATTCAAAGCATTTGAATATCAAAAAAATTTATTACACAGTTATCACAATCATAGATTTAATGTTAATATGTTACCTAGACAAAGTGGTAAAACAACCACTGCGGCTTGTTACCTATTATGGTTTGCTATGTTTCATCCGGATCAAACAATATTAATTGCGGCACACAAATACACTGGTGCACAGGAAATTATGCAACGTATCCGTTATGGATATGAACTTTGTCCTAATCATGTTAGAGCAGGTGTTGTAAATTATAATAAAGGATCAATGGAATTTGAAAATGGATCACGTATTGTAAGTGCAACGACAACAGGTAACACAGGTAGAGGTATGTCGATATCTTTACTTTACTGTGATGAGTTTGCATTTGTTAATCCAGGAATAGCAAAAGAATTTTGGACTTCAATATCTCCAACACTAGCAACTGGTGGACGTGCGATTATTACTTCAACTCCTAATTCAGATGAAGATGTCTTTGCAACAATCTGGAGAGAAAGCCAAAACAAATTTGATGAACACGGCAACGAACAGGAACTAGGACAGAATGGTTTCCATGGCTTTACTGCAAGTTGGGACGAACATCCTGACAGGGACGAAAAATGGAAACAAGAAGAACTTGGTCGTATCGGTGAAGAAAGATTTAGACGTGAATACGGTTGTGAATTTTTAGTATTTGACGAAACATTAGTCAACAGTATTATACTATCCACATTAGAAGGTACGCAACCTATTGTGAACATGGGACAAACACGTTGGTACAAAAAAATGGATGCTCAAAAAACTTATGTGATTGCTTTAGATCCTGCTATGGGTACAGGTGGAGACAATGCCGCAATTCAAGTTTTAGAATTACCTACGTTCGAACAAGTAGCAGAATGGAAACACAACACAACAGCGATACCACAACAAATAAGAATATTAAGGGATATTATAAATCACATAAAAGAGGAAACACAGAGCACAGGTTCTAATATCTACTGGAGTGTGGAGAACAACACAATAGGTGAATCAGCACTGCTTGTTATCAACGACTTTGGGGAAGAAAACATACCGGGAATGTTTGTTAGTGAACCTATTAGAAAAGGTCATATTAGAAAATTTAGAAAAGGATTCAACACAACACACAGAACTAAAATTAGTGCCTGTGCTAGATTGAAGTCTATGGTAGAAAAGGGCAAACTAAAAATTAATAGTAAACCATTCATTACTGAATTAAAGGCATTTGTTGCATCAGGATCATCATACAAGGCTAAAACCGGAGAAACAGATGACCTAGTAAGTTCTATGCTTCTAGCCATGCGGATAGTGTCCGTTTTAAAGGATTGGGATCCTAAAGTATACACGTCATTCAGTCAAGCAGACGAGGATACAGCGGATAGAGTGTACCCATTACCCCTTTTCATTAGTAGCAGTTAGTGATAAATATAAAATATGAACTTACAAGCAATAGGAAAAGACCTTTTTAACAAGATCAGAGGACGATTCCCTGGTGTCACCATAGGTGATTCAACGGGTAAAATTACCAATAAACCAGAGGATGCAAGGTTTTTCGACTTCGAATTCAAAGAAGGTGGAAACGTGCTAGGAAAGGTAAGTATTAGTATAAGCGAAGAAGATGGCTTGGTTGTACTGCATAATAAGGACATGGTTGAAGGCGCAGATGACGGTGTCAAAACGAGTTGGTATAACTTTTTAAAGGAAATGGGTCAATTCGCAAAAGCAAGAGTGCTTTCATTCGATACAAGAGATATCACAAAAAGCAATCTTGAAAAAAGAGACTATGAGTTTTTAGGTCAAGGGAAAGAGGTAGATACAATGAGTGAATCAAACTTATTTGGAACAACAAAAACAAGTTTCCAATCAATAGGAGAAGCGAGACTTGTAATAAAACATTCAGCACCCGTAGACCAATCAGTTGCAGGCGGACGCACACACAAAATAGAATCAATTTTTATTGAATCTCCAGAAGGTGAAAGATTCAAGTATCCAATCAAACATTTAAATGGTGCAAGAGCGATGGCACGTCACGTAAGTGAAGGTGGTAAACCATATGACTCATTTGGAAAACACATAACAGGTTTAAGTGAAGAATTAAGCAAATTAAAATCTTTCAAAACTTACATAAATCGTTCAAACGTTATGGCAGAAGGTTTAAAAGAATATCAAGGTATAGTTGATGAAAGAATAGATTCAATCAAAATTGAATGCGTAAAATTACAAAGATCATCAAACTACAAAGAAAATTTAGAAAGTTTTAAAGAATCAGATTCAATAGAAGTTCCAGAAGACATCAAGAAAAACTGGATAGATGAATTAACAATCAAAACTTTCAAAGAAGAATTACAAGATGTATTTCCTTACATTTACAAATTAGTAACAGAAAAAACAGCAATACAAGATTTAGAACCAGAATCATTTGAAGCACATGGTTATCAAGGTGGCACAGAAGCAAGAAGATATGAATACGATCTTGCTGGTGACTATTCACCTGAAGAGCCAGTTTCAGAAAAAGATGCTGAACAGGTAAAAGAACTTTTACAAAAAGCAGGTATTAATGCAGATGTACAATCAAGAGAAGACAGATACCAAGGTATAGTAATTCACACAGATGCAGGAAAAGAAGAAGTTGAAAAAGTTTTAGGTGGAATGATTGAAACTATGGGACAAGTGTTTGGTGATTTCGAAGACGCAATGGAACAAATAGTAGATGAAGGTAATGCTTTATTTTCTCAAGATCCAGAAGAACAAAAAGAAGCAGTACAAAAATTAAATCAAATGATGCAGAAACATTTTCCTGTTGGTGTAAACGGTACAAATGGTATTGAAAGCATTCAAGGTATAATAGACGATGAGGAATTCAACGATGCAATAGAACAAGCGTCTAAAGAAAACAGTGATCTTTGTATGCGTCCAATGATTATGGATTATGTAATGTCAAAAGATCCACAACTTGCATCAAGACTAGACACAGGAGACATGAAGAAAGAAAATGCTCCAATTACGTTTGAAGATATCAAACCATATGTTTCAATGTACAAAGGTGACGATGGCAAAATGGTTTATGACGTGCTAGACAAAGATGAGAAATCTGTTTTCAAAACAAATAAAGCCGAAGATGCAATGAAGTATTTGAAAAAGAATTTTGACAAATTAAGATACAAAGATGTAAAAGAAGATAAAAAAGATGGTTTTGAATATCCAGAAGACGGAAAGTATGGATATAAAGCAGAAGTAGGAAAAACTGATGCAGATATTACAATTCATGACAGTGAAACAGATGAAATTTTACATATAAAAGATATGCAGAATGTAGATATAGAAGACCAAGAAACACTTGCAATGATTTGGGACGAGAACCACGACGGGGATGAAAGAGCAATCGCGGCAATGAAAACTGCTAGAGATCAAGAAGAATCAGAAGAATCAAAACCAGAATTACCAAATGCAACACCTGAAATGGTTGAAGAATTTATCAAAAGTTTCTTTGACTACACAACAAATAAATTTCCAAAAGGTGAAACTGCAATCTTAACTGCTGTTGAGAAAAAGTTTGGAGAAGACCTAATAGGCTCTGCACAGGAGACTATCCACAAGATGACAGCCGGCAACGACCAAGAAA